AACGGCCCTGTGTTGACCAGAGCGCCAGCCGAGCTAATCAGAGGAATTGTACCGGAGGCTGCTTGAAGCGTCAGCGTCTGAGTTCCTGCCACTGCTGGAGGATTGACTGTGACCTGACCGCTGGTTGCGCCCTGAAGCGTTAAACTACCCATTAGACTACCGTCCAGTTAGATGTGGATGGAATGGTTACAGTGGCGGATGCACCAATTGTGATGGGACCAAATGTTCCGGCATTCGTGCTGGCTGGAACAGAATAGCTGGTATTTACCGTCTGACCGTTGTTCCAGAAAATGGAATCCGTGCCGCCGCCCGTAGCGCCGCCACCAATGCTACCCCACGCCGTTCCATTATACCCTTCAAATGCCGTGCTGTCCGTATTAAAACGCAGCATACCAGATGCAGGAGAACCACTGCGGTTCGCAGTCGTGCTGGCAGGAAGCTTAATCTGGCCTGTGCCAGACATGCTGATATCGCCACTTGATGTAACCGTCCCCGTAAGAGACGGTGTGGTAATCGTTGGCGACGTGAGTGTTTTATTGGTCAGAGTCTGAGTCGTTGCTTCGCCTACTGGAGCATTTACGACTTCGATAACGTCCGTGCCATTGTTGTAGACAATGGCCTTCTTGCCGACAGCAATCGTGACGCCCGTCTGACCCGATACCTTAACCGTGATCGATACGTTTGTGTTGTTGAATAAAAGATATGGTTTCTGTACGGCTGGAACTGTAACCGTATGACCTGCCGTCGGAGTTCCCGTAAATTCCAGAACATAGTTACGTCCAACACCCGTGGCACCATTCGGAATGGTAAGTGCCGTTGGGCCAGCACCCGTCAAGGCTTGAGTCGTGTATCCTACAATAGCCTGCTCAAGTAGCGTTCCAAGATTGGTATTAGTAGTGCTGCCCCACGTACCAGACTGATCGCCCGTACCTATGAGTTCAAGTGCAAGATTGCTTGAGTATGTACTTGCCATTCTAAGACCTTTAAGCCGCTATCTTAGTCCAACTAGGGGACTGAGAAGGTGTGATTGGAGTATACCCCGGATCTTCGCTTGGCGCAATCGGTGTCCAATTTGACGAGGTGGCGGGAGTTATTACAGTCCATCCCGGATCTTCGGATGGAGTTATAGCATTCCAAGATGGGTTTTGACTAGGGGTAATCTCACCCCAAACCAGTACTTGTCCAGCATATCCATAGGCGGTGACACCGATTGGGTAAACTTGAGTGCTGACAAACACCGTCGTCGTGCCAACAGCGCCCGTGGCAGAGACGCCCGTGGCAAAGACGTTAGTTGTAATTAAGACCGTCGATGTTCCAACATCACCCGTGGCAGAGACGCCAGACAATGAAACATTGGCATCTGCCGTGATCGATGTCGTGCCAACATCACCCGTGGCAGAGACGCCTACAGCATAGGCAACAGCCGTTCCCGTGGCGGTTACTGAACCAACAGCCCCAGTTCCGGCTACTCCGGTGGTATTTACGTTAGCGGTCGCAGAAATGCTGACAGAACCAACCTGCCCTGTAGAAGCAATTCCCGACGGAGATACGTTGGCCGTTCCGGTAACGCTTACGTTCCCCGTAAAGCCTGCTGCACTGACGCTTCCGACAGAGACATTTGGGGAAAGTACGATAGAAACAGAGCCAACTGATCCAGTTGAGCTTACGCCCGTCGGTGAAACATTGGCCGTTCCGGTAACAGAGACAGTACCTGTTGCTCCTGTGGCACTGACACCCGTGACAGAAACATTGGCCGTTCCGGTGACATTAACTGTTCCAACGGAACCTGTTGCATAAACGCCTGTGGCGGAGACGTTGGCCGAAGCATTGACAGTTACTGTGCCAAGCTGCCCAGTGGAGAATACTCCCACTGGATACACATTGGTCGTACCTATGACGGTAGGAGATCCAACGGAACCTGTTGCACTAAGCCCAGTAGGATAAGCGTTAGCACCCGCCGTTACTGTTACAGAACCAACGGACCCCGTAGCGACGGCAACTGGGATTGAACCCGTACCAAAACCGCCTAAACCCCAGCCTTGGGATTTATTCCAGCCGCTAAAAGCGACTATTGCATCGACATTAAACGATACAGTTCCTACGGAACCTGTAGCTACAGCCGCATCAACCGAACCCGTGCCAAAGGTGCCAATCCCCCAACCGGAGGATCGGTTCCACCCTTGGAAGGCTACGGTTGAATCGACCATTTAATCATATCAAGCTATGCGGATAATGGCATTAGAAGCATCAGCCGTTGGGAAGATGATCGTGAAAGTACCAGCCGAAGCCGTCTTATCCGAACCAAAATCCAACACGGCAACCGACTTATTTGACTGCGAGCTATTATAAATAAGTGCGCCACGAGCCGTAAACGATGCCGAAGACCATGAGGCATTCGAGAACGTGCAGATAGCCGTCGTACCCGTGGAAGAAGTCGTGGCACCAGTAAGGGCCAAACCACCTGCCGTGTACGCTGTACCTGCTGTATTGGTCGTTTCGTTGGTCGCCGTATAGGCCGTGGTCGTAGCATCAAGCGTTGCAGACGACGTATAGAGCGCAATCTTGTACGTGTCAGCCGTGGCAGAACCACGGACTGGAGGCGTACCGAGTGCTTGATAACCGTTCAAGAGGTCAAGCTTGAACGAAGTAGTCATGAAATTGCCTGTGAAACTCACGATTATCTCCTGCTAATTGCTTCAGCAAGCTGGGGCTGGCCTGCTTGAGTTACAATGTAAGCAACCGTCGCACGATCACAGTCGATTGCCTTATTAATATTAAACAGTATAACCTGTTCTATCTGATCGCGAAAGGCCCTTGCCTGCGCCGAAAGAGCAGGATCAGTCGTATCGCTGATCGAGATGATCTGACGGATCGCTTGATCCGCCCAAAACTCTGGCGGATGACCGCCATTTTCACTGGTTGCGATATCTACCGCAAATACACCCATTCCAAGAGAATCTGTCATTGACATGTTTATGTTGCTTTCACCCTAATAAGCCCATCACGATAGGCATCAATATCCTCACGGCCTTCTCCAAAGTTCTTGAGACGCGCAAGGGATTCATTTAACCGTTTATCATAGAGAGCAATAAGATCAGGCTCACCTTTCATAAAGATGTAAGCTTCAACCAAGCTGCCATATAGCAAGGCTTCCTGAGCATAATTGCTGATCCAAGTCGTATCAGATCCAGACGTAGCCGTTAAGCTTTGAGGACGGTAATAGTAATGCAGTTCCACAGGCAATGAACTGGATGGAACAGGGGCAATTATGAACGTATTTATATCAAAAACGGCATAGTATTTTGGAATACCCGTCGCATCTGTAGGATTATACTCCTGTAAATACTCAACATCTTTCTGCAAAAGAAACGTCTTAGACCCGCCAGATGTAATGCTTAGGCTGAATGTCGAGATATAATCAGATGGAACTGCTAGGTACTTATTGCCCGACGTAAGATTTCCTGTCTGGTTCTTACGGAAAGAAGTGAGATCTACTGCAAATAGAATGCGTTCCTCTGCATTCTGGATGAACGTAGGGATATTAGTGTTAAAGGTCGTTTCATCGTACTGCGTGAAATCCTTGATGGCTTGCACGAGTGTAGTATAGGTCCAAGCCGTCATTAGGTTGTCTCCACAGTAATAATACCAATCTGCATAACACCCTGAAGAGTACTAAATTCATTAGCCATGAAGGGAAATATTGAGTCCCCAACAGGCACCTGAATCGGTTCTTTACGGGAAGGTCTTGGCTCAAATAGCGCCTGCGGCTCCGTTGGAGGATACCGAGGATCAAGTTGAGGATGCTTTACTTCCCAGCATTCTGTGCAGGTTTTAAGCCCGTTCCACTCTTTTTTCAATTCCAAAAGACGGTATTGAAATCCGCAGCGGTCACATAGGGCGATTGCCCTTGAACCAGCAGCATAACCTGTCATGTCAGCACACGATAGGTACTTCTCCCCGGCGTCAGGTTCAAAGCAGCCCTATCCCTGTCTTCGGCAGCGGCGCGGGTAAACTCTTCGTCATACACCGCTTTCAGCATCTGCACCCGTTCAGGAGCTTTCTTGATAGCAAGATAGTAAGCCAAGCCAGCCGCCAAGCATGGATAGAACCTGAATGGCAGATCCATTGTATTTACGCCAGCGTTGGCATCGTCCATACGGACAAGCTTATTGATTTCCATGTAATATGTCCGGTCTGGAACAGGCCAAACGTAGATTACAGGGATAATCTGACGATCCACAAAGATCTGAACAGGACGGCCCTGTGTCAGCTTATTTGGAATGTTGGTATAGTATTCACGGCTGACCCGTTCCATCGTCAGGTCATATTGCTGGGTTGCCCCTGCACCCGTCGTGCTACGGATAATTGATTGAATTACATCAATATCATAAGCAGTTAGGGCATAGGAAGCTTGGCCCTGAGTCACCTGAATTTCTTGCTGCTTGATTGTCCACTGGTTGAGACCACGATTAGCCCAATCGGCTAAGACAAGATTAAGACTACGACGAGCAGTACGCTGGTCGTAGCCTGTTCTTACCTCAATGCCGCAACGCTCATACGCTTCTTCAATGTAATCGGAAACGTCAAGCTCAAAGGACTTAGTCCCTGAAGTGGTCATTACATGCAGCCTTTAGCGCGACCGCCACCCTTAAGAGCGACACCCATTCCACGAGTAGCCATGCCACCACCACGGAGGGCAATGCCCTTGCCGCGCATAGCAATGCCGCCGCCACGCATCTTCTCTTCAGACTTTTCCATCGCTGGAGATTCTGAAGCCTCATGCTTTTTCATAGCAGCTTTAGAAGCATAGACTTCACCAGTCTTGGCTTCCTTGATAGGGCCACCCTTTTTCAAGGCAATGCCTTTGCCGCGCATAGCAATACCGCCGCCACGAAGACCCTTCATGTTCTGCTGCTTGTCATGCTGTACATCGCCAGCGGAAGCTTCCCACTGGTCAAAGGACATGTTGTGCTTCTTCGCAAGCTTCTTGTCTTGGGCAAGATCCGTTTTAGATCCTTCCCACTTTTTCATAGGCATCTTAGCCATTTTTAACTCCTTTTCGTCAGCCAACAGGCCAGTTGTAATACGAGACATCAGTACACCGTCCCCTTGCCTTTACCCTTCATGGCACAACCAGTGCCACGAACAGTGCCACCAGAAGATTTCTTCACCATGCCGCCTTTTTTGAACGTGGCAGGTCTGTCCCCAGCTTGTTTCTGAGCAGTCCGCATATCTTCAAATGCTTTTGACGAACGAGGATGAGTAGTGGCGTTAACCCAATTACGTTGCCCGCTAACCTCGCTATCTCCTTTGTCACTAGCACCAACATTATACGCTTCTGTGTCATAGTCACTCATTGCCTTGCCGACACGCTGTTGTTCGGTCACAGGCTTAGAATCACTTTTTTCTTTTTCCATGCCAGACAAAAGACGTGACAGGAAGGAAGATGCGTCATCTTTTGGTGCTTTAGGAGCGGCCATTTTACTTACCCATTTTACTAAGTGTCATGGCAAGACGAGCGCGTTTTGCCGTTTTTGGATTAGACGAACTTGCGGCAGCTTTTAACTTGCCTTTTGAAATTGTATCACCTTCTTTGACGCCAAGCGACTTTTTAAGTGCGCCGGGTTTCTTGATGGCTTCCTGAATCCACATGCCGCCCTTCTTCAAACCCTTGGCTTGATTAAGAGCAATAGCCACGGCCTGCTTTGGGTTTGTGACTTCAGGACCTTTCTTACTACCGGAATGAAGAGATCCAGATTTGAATTCCTTCATTACCTTTGTAATCTTGGCCTGCTTAGGTGTGATCTTCATTTTTTCGCTGCCCACATATTGTCTATAAGATTCGGATAAGGACGCCCAGCTTTTTTGGCCGATGTTTTGGCCGATCTTTTAGCTGCTGGGGAAAGAACTTTTGGCTTGCCTAAACCCTTTGGCCGGGGCTTTTCCCAAACTGCCTTAGCCATATCACTTACCCTTCTTAGGCTTGCCAACTGCTACCATAATAGCAATACCGCCCTTGGCTTTCTTAGCCGAGCCACCCTTCTTAAGACCCATTGCAGGAGATGGTTGCATCCCTGCGGTGGAATTCATAGGGGCAGAAGGTGCCATACCTGCCGAAGCAGACATAGCTTTCATTGCCTTCATTCCGGGCATCGCCTTAGACGCCCGGTTTTTGGCAACGGTCTTCTTAATCGACGGGAGTTTGCGAATTGTCATCTATCGAATCCTTTGCCTTTGCAATAAGTTTCTGAACGGTATCGGTCTCATAAAGACGAACAACCGACCAAACTATCGACAAAAGTGCTGCAATTGAAGGAAGAATGCCCATAAGCGTACCAAAGACTGTTGTGATGGAGACGAGGTCCAAGGTTTGCTTGAGGTGTTCGTCAATTTGACCCATCATGCTACTCCTGCATCATCTTTAATTAAGATGCCGCCAGCGTAGATGTTGGCGACTGTATTTGTTCCAGTCGAAGCCTTAACTTGGAATTGAATATCCGTTTTTTCCGCGTGAGCGACAGGAGTTGAAAATGGAAACTGGAAACTTTGGACATATGTAGACTGGTTCAGGAGGTTTGTTTCGCCAGTCGTATTGTCCTTGTTGTATTCAGCAAATGTCAGATATGCACTGGATGTAAAACCAATGTTTGCATCAGCCTGAACATAAGACAGATAAAGGGTATATCCTGCCGGGACGGTGTAGATCGACATCTGCGTCTGGCCGATACCCGCAGAAATCTTAGCATATGTTGTTGAGCTAATCTTTGCCGTGATATTGCCGACATTCAAACCATTTGTCGTGGACATATTATTAACACGAAGGAACGACTTAGTCGTCGTGACGTTTGTTGTTCCGTTCATCACAATCGTTTCAGTAATCGGAGCATAACTTGCGTCCAAACCTGAGACAAGTATGCTAAGAGCAGATGTGTCAGAAGCTGAATCGCTAACCAAGGTAAGCGTCGATGCCGATCCCGGATAAGCATACGCGCCGCCAGAAGGAGTAAGACCTTCCCACACAGGACCAAGTGCGGTGCTTCCTACGTTTCCACTGAATCCAAAGATATCTACTTTTGAATGGTATGGAATTTGACCGCGAGCTACCTGAAGCTCCCACGGTTCAAAAGTACCCGTGCGGGTAATAGAAGACGGCTGTCTTGCCGGATATACTTGTGTAGACATGTGATTTTCCTTCTAAAGGTGTAGTGGGGGTGCCAGATATTGACACCCCCTAAATCACATTACGGTACGTTTGTGCCGTGCTGGATGTAGTTTACAACCAACCAACCAGTACCTGTACCCGTGTTGGTCGAGGTGATTTTGATTTGAATGTCGGTCGTACCAACATTGTACCAAGTACCAACGCGGGTTGCATCAGCACCAGCGGTAGCAGCAATAATACCGAGTGTACCGCCAGCAACCGCACCCGCAGCAGTCAAGGCTGTGGCAGACGCTGTCGTACCAATACCGAGTGTCGAAGCAACACCACTCCAAACAACGCCGACATAAAGCTGGATCGAAGTAATTGTGCTACCTGCTGGAATCACGATGGTCGTCGTGAACACGCCATCTGCGCCGGGACCAGCCTGAGTAATAGCCTGTGATTGCGAAAGTACAACTTCACCGATGTTGGCGATATCTTGGCCGAGCGTCGTGCCAGTGGTGTACTTGATTGGGCCAGTGCGTACTGGACCCGAAAAGGTCGTTGTTCCCATGAGGATCTCCTGTCGTTGGGTTGTCTGCCACGGTGGCAGTCAGGGATTGAGAAACAGTACAACAAAAAAGGGGTTGACACAAGGCCAACCCCTAATCTTGTGTCATGCTGACACGACTTCTTTACGCACCCGGCGAACCGTAGACCGCACGAGGATCGGACCAACCGAACGAATAACGCTCGCGAGCCTTGTAGCGCACGTTGCCCGTTTCGAAGTCGCCTTCGAGAGCCGTCTTAAGCGGCGAACGAACAAAGTGCTTGAGGCCGTTTGGAGCATCCGTCTTAATGAACCAAGCATCCGAGTCGGTCAGGAAGTGGTTGACCGCAAAGCCCTGTGGCATGTAGCCGCCGGACTTGATCGCGTTGATATCATTATCGGCAGTGCCTGTACGCTGTTCCGACTTGAGCAGACGCTCAACCGTGAACTGGAGTGCAGGAGGAACGATCAACTTCATGCCGCGAAGAGCAACCTTAAGGCCACGCTCGTCGATGAACAGCGAGATATCAATCAGAGCTTGTTCAAGCGAGGTTTCGTTAAGATCTGCTGCCGTAGCAAGCGTGTTGGACCAGTTACCACCACCAACGGTCGTGTGGGCATTGTTGACCAACGATACGCCGTCGCCGCCCAAGTAGGACGAAGAGAATGCGTTGTTGAGAACCGACGCAGCCTTGACCTGCTTCGTGTTCGACATAGACCGTGCTAGAGCGCGGGTATAACGAGCCGAAAGCTTGTCGTAGAGGTTGTCTTCCACAGCTTCTTCCGTGATGGCGAATGCAAGAGCAATCGTCTCATGGGTATAGCGAGCCGTGAAGGATTCACCAGCGGTGTCATAGGTGATGGCAGAGCCTTCGCCCTTGACAGGAGCTTGACCGAAGCCGGAAAGCATGACCTCTTCTTCAAACGCACGTTCCGAGGATTCTTCGTCGAAGATCTCTTTGTGTTCGTTATCGTAACGGTCGTACTCAAGGCCGAACAAGGCGTTCAGGCCGGGTTCAAGTTCCTTGAGGAGTTGTGAACGAGTAATAGCCATGGTTCAGTACTCCTTAAACGCCAGCGCCAGTGCCGTTGGCACCGTAGCGGTAGAAGTGGTTGTTAAGCATAACAATCGCCAAACGACCAGCAACCGAAGCATCAGAGTTCGCAGGAGTGTCCTCGAAACCCAAGATACGCATGTTGAGGGTGTTGGTGGTGTTAACCGTCGAGACAGCAAGCTTACCAGCCGACTGGAACGTGGTAGCATTACCCGTCGTTGCAGTTGCGAAGTTAGCGTTACCGTGGATAATCGAGTCCGCAGCAGCAGCATCCGTATTGATCAAGAAGACCTGATCAGGGGCGGCAGCAACCGTAGCAGTTGCGATTGAGTTAGCATAAACGGCAGACGTACCGGGCCAGTATGGCGACCACTTAGGTTTGCCAGTCAGGTCGATATAGTTGCAGCCGAGGAATGCGCCGAGAAGCGGAACCGTACCACCGTTGGCATTGCCAACAATGTCGATCATGCCGTTCGACAACGGAATAACAGGGGAACCCTGATAAATCGCTGACGAAGTACCCGCGGTAGAAGCCGTCTGGATGTAATAGACGGAATCGCCGTTGGTGTTGGCAGTGCTTCCAAGCATACGGTACGGGCGAAGCCCGAACGAGGCATTGATATTTGCCATTGCTTAGATCCTTTGAAATCAGTCGGCCCTTGGGCCGCCGAATGTGACACGAGATTGCCGATCAGGTTTAATGATTGGCATGACTGGATTATTCTCCCTCAACAGATCATTATCCACCGCAGCAAGCTGTTCACCAGCCTTACCTTGGTAATAAGCCGTGCGCTGACGCACGAGTTCTGTTGGAATACGCGCTAGAACGAGGCCACCTACCGAAATAACACCTGCGTGTTTACCATCTTGGATGGTCGGTAGATCGGTACGATCTGGGTATTCATCTGCGCGAACTAGTTCGAAGCCTTCGCGAAGGCGGGCGGAGAGGTTCTTCCGGTCGTCGTATCCATTGATTTCAGTACGAATCCAACGGTGTGTGTACCCCTCAGGTGGGGGCGGTGCGTCCAAAGTGGACGGGGGTTTCCAGACCAAAGGCCGGGAATTGTTAGTGCGACTATCTGTGGCACGTGCAGCAGGGCGACTCATGTTAGTCAATCCTATCTTGTACGAGCTTCAGTTGCCGTTTGTAGTCATCATAGCTCACACCTAGCCGTTTCGCAATAGTCTTCTGCGTTTCGGTTAATTCGATGTTTCCAGATGACTTCTTGACCTGTGTAGGACGGCCTGAAGCTACGGAGGAGGCGGGTTTCTTTGCAGCAGGTGCCGCAAACTTATTTGGGAACTCTTTCCGCATACGCGAATCCAATTCCTTATAATAATCATCGCCGGAGGCATTGAACCCTTCGGATATGAGGTCTTCATGTATCTCATAGGCTACGGCAGTCATGCCGCGTTCTGCCCCAAACCAAGTGTTTCTCTCGGCCCATTCCTGTGCCTTGCGGTCAGGTTGTTGGCGTTGAACGGGTTGTGGCATGGGCCTTTCAGGAACTTCCTCCGCTTCCCGGCGATATTGCCGGTAGTTGCGAAGACGTTCGCGTTCAACAGCAAGTTGAGCCAGATGGGTCTGTACTTCGACCTGTTTATCTGTGTCACCGCTGTCAACAGCAAACTTGTACTGATCCTTGTACAGCCGCTCCTGTGTCTGAAGACGGGTTTCGGCTTCAGTCTCTAAGCTTTTGCTGAGAGTTGTTTCGCGCTTTTTAAGGGAATCAAGCTCTAACTTGACCGCACGAGCATATTCCAGAGCTTCTTGCTCACGGCGTTCTGCTTCACGGGTTTTATAAGTTAGCTTATTAATTCTCTTTTTAACGCCTTCGCTATAACTCGCGAGGTCGTCTTCTTCCCCTCCAGTAGAAGGTTTCTCTCCCTCTGAAGACGCATCAACCTCTTTTCCGGTGTCTCCACCTTCGGTTTCAGTCGTTTCACTTTCAGAAAGGCTCTCATCTTTGTCTTCTTCAAGCATGGTTCACTCCATGGAGCGCCGCGCACTCATACGCTGAGAACGTCGGCGGGGTCTGCTATGGTGGCGATCACCTCATCCTCATTGATAATGCGAACTTCTCCACCCTCAATCCTGAAACGCGCACCCGCATAACGACCAATCATCACCCAATCACCCTTTTTGCACCAAGGGCCAGTGGGGTAACGTGTCGTATCCGAGTAAGCTTCAGGTCCTACGGCCAGCACGTATCCGACCACCGTGGCAATTGAGTTGCGCTCAATCGTCTCGTCAGCCATCAAAATGCCACCCTTAGTCTTACCGCTGCCACGATATGGCAGGATTAAAAGCCGCCAGCCCGTGGGCTGTGGCATACGTGCAAGAGCCGATTCAGGAAGCTTGGTTGGGTCCATGACCCGCTCTTCTTCCTTGACGTAAGCCGCTGTAATATCAATAGGATTATTGTCTTCTTGGACTACAGGCTCTTCTTTTTTCTTTGAATTTGCCTTGATCTTTTCAAGGGCTTCTTTAGCGCGTTGCTTTTCAACAGCCGTGGCAACATGGTCAGGTAGTATTAAATTACTCATCGTTGAGTCCACTCTTTTTTAGCAGAGAGATAATATGCTCTTCGACATTCACCCAAGCTTCGTATTGAGCGCGAAGCTTTTGGTAAGTGGCGAAGTCAGGAACAGAACCCTCTGTTATCTGTTCCCGAAGGACTTTTGTCCTATCTTTTATGTATTTAAGCGTGTTATCGGCAAAGTAAACACCGTCCACGAATATATTCCTTTCCGTCCAGAGTTATTTAGGGTCCGTGTGTTTGTGGGCGGACCCAAAGTAATAAGATAGCACTAACATTAAGGCACCATCTAAGGTTCCCAGTACCCGTGCCACCAATTCACGCATCGATGCGTCAATTACGCTATGTAATAAAAACCACTGCACCGATCCCCAAGCCACGACAATCACGACAGCCAAGATCCGTGGTGTCCAATCATGAGTAGAAATAGCCATATTGCGGGCAGAATCACGGTCAGATGCAGCTATTTTCTCTAAATCAATGTCCAATGATTTCATCTGAACCTTGAAATCAGCATCAATCTTCTTCAATGCCGCCAGTTGATCACTGGTTGGGTTAGCCAAAGCTGTGGCAATATCCTCATCTGTTCCGTTCTCATGACCAAACAGGGCATTTGAAATAGCCTTGACTGCCAATCCTGCCACAGGGCCACCCATAGCCGTTGCAAGGGTGGGTGCAACCGAACCAATTAATGGTCCAAAAGTTTTTAAAAAGTCCATGTCACGCCCTTACCATAAGTAAAATGCCGATAACGGCCATTCCAAACAACAACCCACCAACAATCGAAGACACAAAAATCAAATCTTTACGATTCTCTTCCTGCTCTTTAAGCTCCGCTGCTGCCTGACGTGCTGCTTCTTTACGCATCTCAATCACCTCGCGCTGAATAGCATCCCAAGCTGGTCTACCATATTGGCCGATAAACATATTCTTAACGTTCTGCTGCATCTCCAAGGCTTTTTGTTTAGCAGCATATACTTTAATTGCCTGAGCTTCGAACTCAGCCTGAGACTGAAACATCCCCTTTTTACGGGGAGATGAGGCCAAAGTAACAATCTGGCCCACCCTTCCGAAGAGATTGCTGACTTTTTCTGCCGTATCCATAACGTCTTGGCCCGCATCAACTGCGGACTTAATAGAGTTATAGATCGCCGTAGCGCCAGCAATAAGGGTAATCGGGTCCACTTACTTACAGCCCCACCGTTTCCGAGCAGCTTTACCCCTCTCACCTGTCCAACTTTGCGATCTAGCGCAAAAAGACTTGTGACGGGGATTATCCGTGTCCTTCGTAGGAGCTTTCAAGTTGCTTCCCGTGGCACGGTTATATTTGGCACGGCCCTTCGCTGTCAGCCCGCTGCCTTCTTTGACAGAGAGCTTCTCGCCACGACCAACAGAAAGGTTTGGACCCTTCTTACGCCCCGCCATTAGCGGACCTTGAACATCTGGGAGCGCATCATCAGACCGAAGCCACGAGCCTGCATGTCACTCTTGGTAGGTGCGCCGGGAACAGCAAATTCTTCCGTCTTCTTATACGGAACGTTGCCTTGGCTCTGAACGCTCATCGAGGTTTCAGCCGTAGGAGTAATGGTCTTATCGCGCTTGATTGGGTATGCCATGTCAGAGGTCCTTATGAGTAAGCATTGCTTTTTGTAGCTACAGAACCACGTGGGATGTACTTCCTACGTTGGTAATCAATTCCTGTAGTATACACCGGATTCTGCGAAGTTTCGAGTGCTGCCACAGTTTGGGGAGCAGGGGCAGGATATGAAGCCTGAGGAGCAGTTTCACCTTTATTCCCCCCACCACCGTAGCTAGGAGTAAAGGAGGAGGGTGGAGAAGACCGGAAACCGTTGTCTGACGATTTAGGTTTGAACAAGGAGGCAATACCTTCGCCAGCCGCTTTCAAGGGATCGCTAAACAAGGCTGTCCCAAGGTCCTTCGAGAAGAACTCAACTTGTGGGAATCCGTTAATCGTTGAAATCCGAGATTGGACCTGTGACAGATCCCCGCCTGTAAACTTCTCGGCATAAGACTCTGGTGTGTCACCTGACACAGAATTAGCAACATCCGGGTCATTTGGGAAGTTAGGGTTAGGTTGGTTGTACAACGCTTCCTTTGCCTTTGTATTGTCTACAAAAGGAAGGTTGCCCTTGGCCCAATCTAACGAACCCGTCGTCTCAGTTTTTGTTTCCGGGGCCGTATAAGCTACTTCTTCAGTGGCATCATTCATCGTGCCATTAGCTAATGCAGCATACTGGTCTTTAGGTGCGTAGCTTCCTGCTTCCATATTAGATGGAGTAGGGGTAGGTGCTTTCCCGCCATCCAAAATAGACTGAAGCGTGTCAGCAAAGTTCTTAGGCGCAGAAGCCGCTACTGTAGCAAGGTTGTTCACTGCCGAGCCTACGCCTGTGGCAAGGTTCTGAAGGCTTGCTACTAAAGTAGGGGAAGTAGCAGGAGTATTTTGATAGGCTTGAGTAATCTTGTCCGTAAACTGGCTGGCAGGGGCGTCTGGATCTCCGCCATTGTTACGAATAGCCCGTATAGCCTTGTCTAAACTTCCGTTATACGCCTTAGAGAGAGCCTCCGCCGCCGGAGCATTGGGGTTATTAAGCAACGCCGCTGCGCCTTTTTCGCCTTGGTTATACCCAAAGCCGATTTCCCCAGCCGTTGGCGCACGGCCTATGTCACGAGCCAAGTCCTTAGCAATATCCGATTCATAAGAAGCCGCAGCACGAGCAACTGCGATAGGGTCGTTACGGAGATCGTAACCCGGACCTACAATGCCATATTGCCTGCCGACATCTTCAGACATCTGGAAAACGCCAGATGGGCCAGAACTTAATTTAAATGCCTTTGGATTCGTCCCATAAGTGCTTTCAACACCTATTGTTTTACCCAAAGTACCTTCAGGAAGGTTCATTTCCTTTTCTAAATCCGAAAAGTCAGAACCCGATGCCCCCTTCGCCGTGTAACCCGCAAAGCGAGCCTCATTAGACATAGGAAGACCGCCCTTTGGTCCAGAGAACGTGCCTTCCCTGTTAAGTGGGACATTCGTAATCGTAGGGGTAATCTGTCCGCCCATGATGACAGCACGGTTGCCCTGATCGTCTTTCCGAACATACGGGGCAGGAGTATTCATGCCTACAATCGTAGGTACGCCAAATGTCTGTGGCGTTGGATTGTACGAAGTAGGATATGACGTAGCAAGGTTCAAACCCTGCGCTGCAAAGTAAGGAAGGCTTACCGGAGCAGGGGCCGCAGGTTGTGCAGGTTGTTGTACAGGTTGAGCCTGCTGCTGTGGCACAACGCGCTGATCAAGAAGATTACCCGTCGAAGGATCATACGAACGACCTCTGGATTCGTTGGTATTATTCATACCGCCTTCGTTGCCAGCACCAGAATTACCCGTGTAGCCAGCCCCGCCGTAATCGTTTACCTTGGCTTCGCCGTACCCACCGTAATTACCCCAGCCGCCACTGTATCCTTCGTCAGACATATCTTACCTCGCCTTAGTAGCGTTGACACGTTCCAGAGCTATGTTAGCCCTAAGCTGCGCCACATCTTCCATGGATTGAACCCGCTGGTGGTCCATCTGAGCCTTCTGCTGCATCTTCTGCGCGTCAAGACCTAACCGAGCCTGATCGATCTGACCCTTCTGCTGAAGCTCTTGAGCTTTCAACTGCAAGCCCTGCTGCTGAAGCTGGATCAAAGGATCTGGGCCAGCAGGCGGAGGAGCAAGCTGCTGCATCAAACCAGCCATCATCTGAGCCTCTGCCTTGGCAACCTCAATCTCCATCTCATGTGCTTGAAGCTGGATATTGATACCTTGTTGTTGCATCTGCAAGACAACCTGCTGCTGTGCAGCCAAGGACAGATGTTCAAGGACATGGGACAACAAAACCCCATAAACCGCCGGAGATGTCTGGATCAAAGGCAGCTTAATGAACGTCAAATGCGTCTGGATATGGGCCAAATGATCTTGGTCCGGGAACACTTTTAAAGGATTACCCCCAGAAGGTATTGTCAACGACCTTGCATTCTCCAAAGCAGGGCTTTCAGGCATCGCTTGTGGAGGAGGGGGAAGAACGAGGTCGATGTCAGTGACACCGAGAGCCGAGTACATCCGTCGGTAAGCCTCGTACATATTGTGCATCTGAGGAGCTTGCTGGGCCATCTGCAATTGCTGCTGGGCCAGCGTAATCCGCTGCGTCATCGAGAAGATATTCGGGTCCGACACAGGTAAAATGTCTACTTTACCGTCAAAATCAGCCGCCTTAATGCTGGCTTCCGCCCCAGTTACCTCATAAGGGTACTCTGGAGGCAAATAATCAGCAAAAATGTCTGCAAGAAGCTTCAATTCCTGCATCTGAGCATTGTGCAACCGCTTGTGGACCGCTGACATCACGCGGCTGCCGCGTTCCAGCATCGCAATCGTCGTGCCAACAGGCATTTCGTTGTTGGAATCGCCCATTCCAAGGTCAGTCGTGCCAATAAACTTCTGGGCGGCGTCAATACAGAAGCCAAGAAGCTGGAAAAGAGTCGCTGACGGCTCTTTATATGGCAAAGGCATCAGGCTGGAAGCGATATCGCCGCCCGGAACGTCAACATCACGCCACTCACCGGGTTGAATCGGGGTTTGGTCCTCGACCCTTAGACCTTTGGCTTTAAAACCAGCCGGAAGGTTAGATAAAGTTCCAGCATCAATAAGCTGACGAAGAATAGCGGTAGATGTACGAGACAGATTACCAAGAAGATGAACGAGTCCAAAGCCGTAGAAGCCCATACCCGGCAAGAATTTGTAATGGACAAAGTATTGTTTCTTGAGTTTCTTGGGATCATCTTCCCGATAATTCCTACGAATAGATAAAACAACCTGAGATTTTTTCTCATAGGTTACAATGTAAGGTAATTGGAGACCAGTTTCTTCACCGCTCTCGTCTTTATCTTCAAAACCTTCAATGTCCAAGTAGCAATGACATTCATGCAAGGTATATTCATTTACGTCAGCAGGTTCTTCTACACCACGAATACGGTCCATCCGTTCTTGGATGATGTCCGTATCACCTGTGACAGGCTTGCCAAGGTGAACATCGCGATAGAAACCGCTCAACTGAAGCTTGCGAAGTTCGTTAGGTGAGTACCGTAATACGTGTGTTACCCGCTCTGCGGTCAGAAGATCGCGAGCAGAATACGGAACAATGAGATCCTTAGGTAAAATGTATGGGCTAGTGCCTCTTTCAAGATAGCTATCATAGTACACCTTCTTAAATGCACTGCCGCCGTAACCAACATAGAAGAGCATCTGATCAAAATCAGGGTCGTACTCTTCCATGACCTGAGTGATCTGGTAGTTCATATACGTCTTGACACGGTTAGCCTGTGCTTCCTTTTCAGGAGTCACCTTCCCGATTATCATGGTACGGACTGGACCACCTGCTGGCAGAAGCTCCTTGTAAGCCTGCGCTTGGAACTGTGTCACGGCCTCATTCAGGATTGGATGCGTGACACCCGTGGCACCGTCAAACGGTTCTGTACGTTCCTCGTACTCCATACCAAGAAGGACCATGCCCTTCTCGTACTGGTCTTTCCATTCTTCCCGGCCCGTGTCATCGTCCTCGATGTCGCTATCCAAGGCGTCAACGATCTTAAACAGGACGGCATCTTCCAAAAATTCGGCTAGATTGTCCCCGAACTCCGGCTCTTGGCCCGGTTCTACGTCTGAAAACTCTTCTTCAGAAGCCTCTTCCGTTTCTACGGCTGAGTCCTCATTACCCCTTTCAGGCCCTGCTCCATTACCGCCATTACCCATGGCATCATCGCGTTCACCATTCAAAGTTCCAGAATAAATGGAACTGTCGATGTTATTGTAAGGAGAATTAGCCATCAGTAGTAAACCCTTTTCCCGACCTTCTCTTCCCGCTCAATTACAAAGTCTTCGGGATGTGACAGGAATCCTCCCTGCCGAAACCGCATCAAAGCCTGTGTAGCCGCGTCACAGTGGTCATCATGTTCCCCGAACGGAAATGCCGCCATCTCTTCAATGACTTCTTCAGCCCACGCAGATTCAGGATACCACACAAGTCCTGCTTCAAACAATGGGGCAACGGAATTCATTCTCACATGTTTATCATTTCCACGGCTCGGTGTAAAATTTACTACCGGAATGCCCGTGGTCCGAAGTTCTTGGGTCAAGGGCATCCCCGCCGCCTTGGCTTCGATCAATACCGTTTCTGGGTCCCAGTACTTGTATTCGTCGAACGCGATTCTCTTCAAGTCTGGGAATTCCCACCGCCCCTTCTTGGCATCCAGAAGGATGACGTTAGGAGGACTTTCCTCTGTCGGATAGAATACCCCCCACGTCTGGATAGACGTAAAGTCCGAGGTCCGAGTTTTCAGGTACGCGGTATCGTAGCTCTGCATCACGTAATGCAGTCTTGGGATATCGGCCTTATTCCACTTCATCCACCATTCACGCTTAATAACTGCCGCCGTGTCAGAGGTTGGCTTTTGAAGATACTGGGCGTTCCACTTACCAATACTGATCGAAGCCTTGATCTTTTCAAGTTCTTCAAGCTTCCAGTATTCCGGCCACAGTGGTTCGCCGTTATCAAATATCGCAGGAAATTCAACGACTTCCCACTGGTCGGCCTTCGGATCACGGGCAGACTGACGCAACAGACGAGCGGTGAGATCGTTCTCACCCCACCGTGTCATGACCAGAATAATCGCACCACCCGGTTGTAAACGCTGACGAGGGCCACCTTGATACCATTCCCACGCATTTTCCAGAGCAGTAGGTGAAAGAGCATCTTGCTCCGAATGCGGGTCATCGACAATGAACAAATCTGCACCACGACCTGCAATGTTGCCGCCCACACCAGAAGCGTAGTACTCACCACCATTGTCCGTCTCCCACCGATACGCCGCCTTGCTATCGGATCTTAGCTTGACATCAAAGACCCCCTGATAGTCTTTAGTTTCCATCAGGTTCTTAACTTTACGACCAAAACGAACAGACAGATCCGCCGTATGGGTTGCCTGCATGATCTTCAGGTCAGGACGCCGACCGATCATCCAAGCAGGGAAAAGGTAACTTGCAAACTCTGATTTAGTATGCCGGGGTGGCATATTAATTATCAGGCGCTTGAGTTCTCCTTTTGCGACCCTTTCTAGCTTTTCTGCGACAATCCGATGGTGCCTACCTGCAATGAAGGACGGCCACATCATCTTTACAAAGTCTAGAAAGTTCTCTTTTGCTTTGTCCCGCTTCTCTAAGCCTGCGGCTCTTTCCAGAAGTTGGGCGTACCGTTTAAGGGCTTCATCCGGGGCAAGTGTTTTAGTTGTCAAAGGTTAGCTCTTCTTGTTCCAAGCGCGATTCTTAGATTGTGACATGACACGGAGGTTGGATCTCGCATTGCTGCCACCAGAGCGAACGGGCTTGATGTGGTCGACATCTTTGCCGTCGCCCTTGCTTACAAGACCTGCTTTTGCAAGTTTTCTGCGAGCTTCATTTCGCATTCCGCGCTTCTTTATGTTATCAGGGGTAGCATTGTAGCCGCGATCCATCTTTTTGATCTGCGATGGAGTACGATGGGAGCTTGGGTCGCGCTTCTCTTGTTTCACGTGAAACATCCCGTCCGGTAATAACTGTCGTTGCCGTGACACAATATACAACGAAATAAGCCTTGCGGCAAACCACAAGGTCAGAGGTCAGAGTATGGCTATATCACAACCATTGGATTTGTACGACGTAGCTCGGTTCTTTTCCAGAGTTGCTGTCAAGAAAGAACGTGAATGTTGGACGTACAATAAATACCTAAGCCCAAAAGGGTACGGGATGATCAAGATCGGTGATAAGAAATGGTACGCTCATCGGTTAAGCTACACATTCTTTAATGGACCTATCCCAGAAAATTTGGTTGTCCGGCATAAGTGCGATAACAGGTGTTGTGTCAATCCCTATCATCTGGAGACAGGAACCCCTACCGATAACGTCATGGACAGAAATATTCGTGGCAGAACGGCACGGGGAAGTAAGAATGGTCGTGCGAAATTGTCCGAGGAACAAGTTATAGCCATCTTTAAGGACAAGAGACCATGTATTGTGATCTCTCAGGATTTCCCCGTCTGCCCGGATATGGTTAGCAGGATTAAGCGGGGAGTGGCTTGGGGGCATGTCACTGGTGCCACGCCCCCAAGAAATCTTTAGGCTGCTTCGTCGATCTCGACTTCTTCGTCATCTTCTTCCGAGTAGAAGTCGATATCGTCGTCGAGTTCAAGTTCAGCGTCTTCAAGATCCATTTCTTCATCATCAGCGTCGTCGAAAGAGTCAAACGGCTGAATAAAGATTGGCTCGTTCTCGTCCGTGTACTGGGCGATCAAAGCGTCAAGGGTATCGACAGCTTCTTCTTCGTCCATGCCGGAACCTACCATGTAGACTTCAATGCACTTCCAATAGTCATACACGACGACGGTGCGTGGGTGTTCCGAGATTGCCATGATGGCGTAGTCAAAACCCTCGACCGTGACGAGAGGCTCTTCAAGGATGTAGTCATAGAGGTCAATCCGCTCGCGGTTAAGCTCGCCTTCGGCTTCCATCGCAGCCCAAGCTTCTTCCATGGCGTCGGCTTGGATTTCTGGGGGAACTTCTGAACCAAATTCAATTGCGTAGTTAAACGATATCTTCATTGCCGACTCCTATGTTTGCGGGATTTTAAAATACCAAATTTACAGGGGGCAGGCTAGGGGGACCCTGTGACACAGGTATGAAAAGGGGGTCGGCCCGATTATTTGAAATTGCTCATAATCTGGAAAAAACAGGGTCTAAAGGTAAATCCTACGCAAGCCGCCCGAAAAAGGGGGGCCGAGGTCCGTGGCACGATGTCATCGCGAAACCAAAAAAGGGCCAAGGGACCCGAACCATGTCACGAGGCCATGTCACGGCGGACCTAGGAAATTAAACCTAGGACCTAGGATCATATACCTAATGACATGACGCACGGTCATCCGTTAGGTAAGGTGACACGTCGGTGTCACTGTCACGAACCGATGAACTCGAAACGGGTTCATCGATCAAATGAACTCGAATCCGGTTCATCGTGTCACGCCATCCGTGACACGGCTATTATTACGGTAACGAAACGAGTTGTGGCATGACAGTTTTTGTCATCCCTTAGTCGATTGTTACGGAACCGAAACGCCCAGCTCCGGGTCTTTTCTTGTAAGTCATTGATTTTATTAAATAAAAACCGATTTTCTTAAAGTCTTGTTTTTATGTGTCACGGTACCCATGACACGGTCAAACCGTTTCTAGGGCGGTTTTTGTGGTTTTTAGGGGCATGACAGTTTTTGTCATGGCATCTCGGACCTGTGACATGGTAAATTTTAGGGCGTGGCAGGGCGCGAGGGGCTTAGTCTTATTTGACGGGGCGTGGCAGACCGGAAAGCGTGGCAGGGGCATTGTTAGGACCTATTTGACAGAACGTGACAGTTGCAGTTGACACGGGAACAAATCAGCTTTAAACGGGAATTGCACTACCCAATTAAACCCCTAGAAAGAGAAAGACAGAAAGATGAAAATTGACGCAGCAGCAAGATCACGCTTACGGTCTGCCATTACATCTCACACAGGTTGGCAAGACTACAAAAGAGCCACAGGTAAGGGCATCGCAGACTATCAGAAAGAAGACTACTTAGCAGCATGTCACGCCCTACAGATTGACGCACAGGGCATCGTTGACGCAGCGCAGACAGAGGGGGCAGACATGAGAAAAGAACGGACAAAAGACCGTTTCGAGGTAAATGCTTTGTATGACCGTTTCATTGCTGTTTTAGACCGTGTTGAAACAAAAGAACGGACAAAATGCGACGACATTTTTCGCAGCATCAGGCAGCAAGGCAGTGGCATGGCGACAGATGCACAATACAACGCTATTGACCGTATCGTGACACAGGCAGAAAGCACAGAACAGAAAGCACAGACATTTGACGCAGCCCCCGCAGCGCAACCCGTGGCAGCGCCCCCCGCAGCGTCAAATGCTCTCTATGACATAATGCGCGAGGCAGTAAGGGCAGACCTTGAACCATTAGTGAAGGGCATTGTCACAAGGGCGCTTGACGGGGTAGCAACGGTCAAGATTGAGTTGCAGCAGCAGGGCGCAACAGTAGGGGCGTCTGACGGTCATCAGCACCCTATGTTCACAACGCTTTGCAGGGCGCTTTCTGCACGGCAGGTTGACAGCTTCGCCCCTAACGTCTGGATAGCAGGCCCCGCAGGTAGTGGTAAAACACATGCTGCAAAGACGTTTGCAAGCGTGGCAAAGCTTGCTTTCTGGTACAATGGGGCGCTTTCAATGCCCCATGAGTTGCTAGGGTTTATTGATGCAGCAGGGCATTATCATAGAACGCCCTTCCGTGAAGCGTTTGAACATGGGGGCGTTTACCTATTTGACGAGGTTGACGGTAGTGACAACGCAGCCCTGTTAGCCCTTAACGCAGCCCTAGCTAATGGCAGAGCAAGCTTTCCAGACGCACAGATTGAACGACACAAAGACTGTCGGATTATTGCGACAGCTAACACATGGGGGCTAGGCGCTACAGCAGACTACGTAGGGCGCAGCAAAATTGACGCAGCGTTTTTGTCACGCTTTCCAGTACGTCTGCCATGGGATTATGACGCAGCCCTTGAGGTTGCTATCTCTGGTAATGCTGATTTTGCAAGACGAGTTCAGGCAGCACGTGAGCGTGCAAGGGCAGCAGGTCTTAAGGTCTTGATTGATCCCCGCGCAACCATGGCAGGGGCAGCGTTAATCGCAGCAGGTCTGACACATGACGAGGCAGCAAGCTTAACCTATCTTGCCAACCTGTCACCTGATCAGAAAAAGCTTGTCGAGGGGCGCGCATAATTGCGCCCCCAACCAACCCTAGAAAGAGAAAGAAAGACCATGCAACAGATTATTCTAGACACTATTGAGACCTGCCCCGTTCAAGGTAAAGACGTGTTTCTTATAGGTGACATGCCAAGCTTCGCTAACAGAGCAGACAGCGTGCCTGAGAACAACGACAGCAGGTCAAGTTGTCGTTCTGGTAACGATTGGACAGGTAACGTGTCTTATTCTGATGCTGTCAAGATGACACGTGAGGGCGATTTGAAGGGCGTTGCCATGTCTGATAAATACCTGCAACGCTTCGAAGCATTGGCACCCATGCGAGGGGCGTGGCAGGTACGTGATGACGTGGCGGGGGGCGTACCTAACGTTCAAGCTTTCTTAGCAGGTACGCCCTTGACAATGCGTCGACGTGAGCGAGTTGCGCTTGAGACTGCGCCCCTTGCTGTCGCTGTTGACCTAGTGTCATCTGCTACTGTTTCAGCAGAGCATTTAAAAAAACGGGGCGCTTTAATCCTAGCCCTTGTAAGGGCGCTATCAGCAACCCGCCCTGTCGAGTTATGGGTAGGGGGCAGCGCAACCCCTATGAACAAGAGACAAGACGGGGCGTGGCATGTCTGGACACGTTTAGACACAGCGCCCCTTGACCTTGCAAGGGCAGCGCATGTGATGACCTGCCCCGCTGTTTCGCGTGGCATGATTTACGCAACCATTACCGACGAGGCAAAGGGCAGCAATGATCTGCATTGGCCCTATAGCAACCACGCATGGTCAAGGGCTAACATGCGCCCTGTATTGTCTCGCGTTATTGGTTCAGGTGACATGTTAACCATTGCAGCGCCTCACACTAATGACGAGCTAGTTAACAACCCTGAACAATGGTTTGAGCGCATGTTAAAAGAATTCGGGGGGCTTGATCATGACGCCTAATCAAGCGCAAGCTTTAGGTCTGGACATAAGACCTGACGGGGCGAAAGCTTTAGTTGTTCTTTACAAGGGCGCAGCTTTCGCATGGGTAGAAAGATCACAGCGTGACCGTCACCTATGGCGGGGCGTGACAGTATCAGGGGCGCTGTTTCACGCTAGGACTGTTTCGGAGTTAATCGATACCTTAGCAGCCAACCTGCCCCCGTCTTAATTGTCTGCCCCTGTCGTGTCATCAAGCCCCCCGCTTTCGGGGGGCTTTTTTTGTTCCGTGTCATCTAATGGCACAGGTACAAGCGCCAAGCGATAGCCGAAAACATGGGCAATATGCGCGACCGTCGACAAGCGCAGATCGGTATTGATTCCTACCTTTGTCATCGTGGCATGTGACAGACCCGCCAGCTTCAGGAGTCGCCGTTGTGACAGCTTGTGCTTGTCGCGTTCAGCCAGAACCCACTTGGAGAACTGGGAGGTAGACTTCAAAAATATTAAATCCATCACGCGCACTCATAATCCATAACCGAGCGATTTCGGTCTAGCTTTTCGTTTATGTGGTCCAGCATGTCTTGCCACGGCACAGGATAGCTCAACACTAAATCCGCTTCGGGCGGTTGCTCACTGGTGTTCAAGGCCAATATGTCACGACAGTTGTACACGTGGATTAACTCCTGAGCCGGATGACTTATGACATTCCAGACATTGCAATAGTGTTCACTGCGTTTGTACTGCCACGATATCTGGGACGGACGCCATAGGCCCTCGGTCTTGAACTTCTTGGTCTTGCAAACTTTTAACTCGATCCAAAACTCTCCGAACTTTGTGGCACCATTGATATCCGGCATCCCTGTGCCGACCCGTGCCTCAAGCCTCGTCCATTCCACTCCCGTCGGAGTCGCTTTCTTCAAGCTCTGCCACATCTTCGCCTCGGTCATCAAAATCGAGTATCTCGGCATCATCCCTCACTGCGGTTGTCATAACTTCCTTGATATCATTATCAGGGATGTCGATGACATTGGTAGAACTAGGCAAGGCCAGCATCGGGAACTCAGCTTGAAGCCTGCGAATCTCGTTCATGACTTCGTCCCGTGACATCTGGTCAATCTTACCTACCAAGATTTCAGACCGTGACACATACAAGCCTGCCGCTTGTCCACGGGATTTCTCAGCCGCGACCGCCGCTGTGAAGTTTCCCTTCTCCAAAGCCGCATCTCTGATCTCAGCCAGCTTGGTGACATGGCTATCAAAAGTCACATCTGCGCGATGTGCTAACGCTTCTCTGATCTCTTCCACTCGTTTCACCACCCTTGGAAAGTATTTCTCATTCAGGAGTAACCAACCCAAGACCTTGGGCTTCTTACAAGTGTATCCCGCACGACGCACGGCTTCGGTCTGTGACAGATTCCCGCCCGCATACAATCGGGCGAACTCTTCCTGCTTGGGCGTTATACCATAAACCCGCCGTGTGTTTGCCACGGGCTTCAGAACTTTGTGAAGCTCCACGGGCAACGGCCTGCGGATGTCTTGCACTGGTCTGCCACGCTTCTTCTGTTTCAGGAATGACGCCATGTCAGGAGTATAGCCAATTCAAACTGGCGGCTCAACAGAGTTTTGCTATAAGAGCGGTTTTTCCCGTTTAGACAGAAAAGCAAACGTTTCCCGCACACGCACGTCTAGGCATAATATTGTACCCATGCAACTATGTCATAGCTAATTGTGATAAAGGGAGTGTATCGACTCTGCTATGCACTGGAGGTAGACCCTTTATTGCAATCCCTTATTTATCAATGGGTTATCGATCCAATAAAGACTCTGAGCCAATAAAGGGCTTCCCAATGGCCGAAAAAATAATTTATGTCTAATTTGGCTGAAACGCCCTATACTCAATATATTCAATGACTTACAATTTTAAGAGTCGATATAGAGTCGATATCTTTATATAATTCTCCTCCTTATAGCAAAGGTCCAAGGACCGAGGACCACCCTCCTTGACCATCATGTCATTTCTTGATAGTCCTTACACCGTTGACATAGCTACATGACACGGAGAACTTACATGGAAGACTTTGAGATATTATCCGAGATGATTGAGCGCGGCGTTGCCAAGCCAGCGAGCAAGCGTCAGCCAGTCGCCATTGATTGGGGAGTGATCGAGGACGGTGACAGCGTTGTGGCGCACAGTGCGAAGCGGGCGGCGGTTTTGATATCGTCATTCAAGCATCACCAGAAGAACAGTCCGAAGCATCAATGTTTTTCGATAAGCCAACGCAAGCAAGCGGATGGTTCGGTGCGTCTCTTCTTTGAAGACACTGATAAAACATTAAGAGAAAAGCTTTTGAGACGTGGTATCATCTTACCAAAAAGTAAGTGATATCAACCACTTAAAGCGGCCAACCTGTAAGCAATCCTTACAAGTTGCGCCGCTTTAAAATTATTTTAAAAACCCTATTGACAGTTTTAATTGGCACTTATAACTTTAAACCCATCAGCAAGAACGCTGATTCGAAGAAAGGAAGAAAGCGATGAACACTAAGACCCAATCCCCAGATAACGATATCGATATGATCGCTGAGACGTTTGGTTTGACCGAAGGTCTTTGCAAGATGGTTGTAATCAACGTTGTGGAAACCTTGAAGGAAAAGCACTCTGAAGCAGACATTATGCGGACGGTGGTATTTGCCGTGTTGGAATTTGGTTTAAAGCTTGGATTGATGGCGACGACTGGCGTGGATGACTTCCGTGGAATGGTTGACCGGATGGTGGATAACCTTGTTCAGCACGACGAAGACGTGCAACGGATATTTGAAGATCGGAAAAAGGCTCAGAATTAATTCTGAGCCTACCCTTCGAATGACGGAGAAATGTCATGCAACTGAATATCGAAACAAATAGAAACGGCTACGAACGGTTAATCACACCGGACTTTGCTTGTTTGTATTACAAGAAAGAAAGCAATGTCTGCTATCGCGTTTCGACTGAGTCTGACGTGCAGTGGGAAGAAACAAATCATTGCGGGTGGATATTTAACGAGCAGTCTTTGCGACAGGCCGCAGAATTATTCTTGCGTCTGGCTGACGATATTTCAGATGCTCTTGAACAAAGGACCGAGGACCAATGACACAGGAAAAGATCACAGTAGAAGCATTACTCATAGCTTTGCAAAACCTATACACGTGGATGGCGGAGTACTATCCGAGTTCGGTAAACAACAGCCCTGCCATGAAAGCCGCTTTTGAAATCATAAAGGAACAGAACCAATGACCGATGACATCTTAGAAAGACCAATCACCTACATCGTAAAGATCAGCCGCACAAAAACAGAAACCGCTTTGATCCCTGTTGTCGCTATGTCCGCAGACGAAGCCATGACAAAGGCTTGGGCAAGACGAGCGGGCAACCATCACGAATGGCGCGTGACTGGGACAGATGAGAAGTTGCACGGCATCGTTGACACACGAGGCTTTGCCAATGACTTTCAAACGGAACAATACAACAAAGGTTTTGTAACCAATGAACCACACAAAGTTTGAAACAAGCTTCACACTCAAACGTGAATGTGACGCGGGCAACTCTATTGACACGAAGATCCAATACATCCAAGGGGTGCCAATGGTTATGGTAGTAACGCAAGGAACCAATCGTATAGAGTTCACACCACCGGAAGCCGTTGCTTTCCAATATGCGATGCGAGAGTTTGGCGCTTTTAAAAGCATTGTAGGTCGGATGAACAGTCCCGACACAGACGACGACGATTGATAGGAGCGAGTGATGACACAGCCAGTGACATATGTATGCAAAGCTTGCCAAGGGGCGAACGTTTTGAAAGATGCTTTCGCTTATTGGGATGCGTTTGACCAAGAATGGAAAGTGCAGAATAATTTTAGTGGCGGCGCAGTGTGCGAAGATTGCGATGGCCCGACAATCTTGGTTAAAATAGAATTACACAAGGCCAGAGAACAAGGAGAAAGCAAATGACACGAACGACAATCATTAAATCTGACATGGGTACAGCAAAGATACTCTACCCAGAAGAAGCACAGCAACAGACCGAGTGCATCATGTTGTTGAAGCAACAGGTTGACACATTTGTCGAAGCGAACATGCCAGACAGAAACGTCTTGCAGTCTTATGGCACGGCGTTGAGTTCCTTGGTGACACTCGCAACCATTCTGGCGATGCACTTGGAGATGAGCCAAGAAGATATAACCAAACTATTTACCATGGCAGTAGAAGGAAACTATAAAAATGCTAAACGCTGAAACAAGAAAGTCAGTCGCAGTGATTACGAAGATTTCAAAGCCGCGTGTCATGGAGTTGCCGAAGGTCAGAGCCAATGCGAGGCCGCGTCCGATTGACCCGCGCTCGATGCAAGGTAGGTTGACGCTCGCCATCTTGGCTTTGAAGATTGGTGAGATGATCAAGATCAAATACGATGGCCCCGATGGCAATGTGTCAGGACGGATCGGCGCTTTCAGGAAGAAGAACCCCGACGTTAAGATCACCACGCGCAAGCTTGATGAAGAGACGCTCGGTATCTGGCGGCTTGTGTGAGTGCGCCCGATGACAAATGATCCACACTACGTGACGCCTGAAGAGGCAGGGAAAATGATATGCCCCCACAAACCAAATCAAATGAGCATTTGGTGTGAAGGCCCAAAATGCATGGCTTGGCGGTGGAAACCTACCCATCGTCAAGCAGAATGGCCGACGCCGCAGACTGTTAAGGAATACAGCACAACTCACGGCTATTGCGGGATGGTACGGTCATGACACAAAGCGACGAAGAACTATCCAAGGTCATAGGATCGCATTTAGTGAAAGCAGGTGTGCATCCCATGACGGCGTCAGCCCTAATCAAAACCGCGATTGTCCATCGTGACATGACGAAAAGGCTGATGGAGACAAGTGACCAAGAGCAGAAGATGAACATCCTAGGCAATGCCACGGATATGATCATGAACATGCTTCTTGTTCAGTTGTTCCATTCAGCGGAAGCCAGTGGCTTAGAGGTTGGACGGATGAATTCCGTCTTGATCTCTGTGATGTTGAGCAAGGCGGCGACGGGATGCCTTTTGTCTACTGACACAGAGGACGATGCAAGGGACCTGTTTAAATCGGTGCAAGCGATTGCGTTCGATAAGACAGTTGAGATAACCGAACTATTCAAGGAACATCTTGAACTGTTGGAAAGAGAAAAGAAAAATGCTTCAATTCACTAATGCCACGGAACTACGGAACCACTACGCGGAACTCAAGCGCAAGTTCCAAGGACCGAGGTACGTCAACTACGTGACACGGCCACAGCCTCCAAAACCACCGGAGCCTGAACCACCGAAGAGAAAGATATCAACAATCCCCGAACATCTTCTTGAACAATACCGCAAGGGTCCGGTGAACAAGAAGCGTCAGGCAGTGAACAAGATTATTGAAGAAGTGGGAGAAGTCCACGGGATGACCAAGAACCAAATCTTTTCAGGGTCACGGAAGAAACATATTGTTGCGGCCCGTCATGAGATTATGTATCGGGTACGCAATGAGGTCGGTATGTCCTACATCGAAATGGGGATTTACTTTAACAGAGACCACACTACAATTTTGAACTCAGTCTACAAACATTCACAGAGGTTGAAAGCAAATGGCTAACAGTATCAACGAAATCCTAGATCAGCGCGAGAAGACACACGGTAAATATGCTGACGTGTCAAAGCTCTCTCAGACTTTGAAAGAGATACTTCGTGACACACCCAACTGGGACAAACTCAACGACGGTCAGAAAGAGTCTCTTGAGATGATCTGCAACAAGCTTGGTCGGTTACTCAGTGGTGATGCACACTTCCGCGATCATTGGGATGATATTGGCGGGTACGCAGAACTAGGTCAAAGGTCCTCTGTTACCAGTCTGAATACGGTTGAGAAGGACTTGGCTCTTGCTTTGTCTTTATCGAATGTCACGGCGATTGCAACGGCGGCAAAGGACGCTAAGAATGTATCTTGAGTTCTTGCTTTCGATCCTGATGCTGTCGCTTGGCGGCATCGGGATCTTGTCGGTGATCTTATTCTTATCTGGAAAGAAAAAACCTAATGCCTGACATAACGATGTGCAAAGGAGATACATGTGTGTTGTCGGAAACCTGTTATCGGTCCCCTGCCAGTGGCACGGAACCACACCCAACTAACCAGTCGTGGTTCATTGATGAGCCGTACTGGCGGGACGGGACCAACCGCCCAACAATCTGCGACTACTATTGGGAAGTCCGTAAAAGAAAGCCGGAGGTACACAGTGAATAGACATGCTGATCCGATTACGATTGATCACATCATTGCCTTACGCAAGCGCGTGGCAGAACTAGAGCGGCAGGTCGAGAACGCCATGTCGTGGGTGATTGCTAAGAAGAGAGAAGAAGAAAGGATGTTGGGGGCTTTGAAGCGGGTCGCGGATAATGCCTATGACAATCAGATGTTTCATCTGGGCTTGAATACTTTCAAGATGGAGGAACCAATACCATGAGAAAGTGGATCGTGCGCCACGAAGAAGTGGGCAAAGACATCTTAGCCTTGTGGGAGAACGACAACGGCGACAGGTGGTATGTGCAGGTCGTGATTAACGGGGAGGTGCAGTGGTGATGGATAAAACAGAACAAATGGCTGCGGACATTGCTATGGCAATGAATGGAGGCGAATGGAAGGATGGCGATTGGTATGCCGAAGGACATCGTCAAGCATGGATAAAGGCGGTCAAACCATACTCTGATGAGATTGAACGGTTGCGGGGTTCATATGAAGACTGCATCAATGCTGTTGATACTATAATCAATGACGGAATGACTGAGCCAGCAAAATTTGCCAAAATTCAACACAGTGGGTTTACCGCGTATAACTACATGATCGCAATGGCGGAAGACATAAAAGATGAAATTAAAAAACGGGCTGCACTGAAGGAGGGTGAGTGATGCACGACGAAGTACAAATAACAAAGTTATTTTTGGAAAAGTTAAAGCCATATGATTTTAAGGCTACATTGGGTGTCTTTGAAAGTGGCGGTTATGTCCATGTCAACGTACAGGTGATTGGCGACAACAAAGAACACATAGACACATTCATCAATGAAACATATCAAGCCATCACGGATGGTGAAGTTATCTTTTCCAGAAGGCTTCCTGAATACGAAACAGTTAAAGATTTTGAAGCAAATGAATTAAAATATGGCGGTGGCTACAGGTTTTCCGTTAAAGCATTGAAGGAGGGTGAGTGATGGATATTGTAGAAAAATTGCGTTTGGTTGACTGTACGTTTTGGTATAAGCCACTTGGTCATGGGATTGATACAGACTTGGATGTTCCCGCTTATGAATTGGGAGCGTTGTCACATGAAGCCGCCGATGAGATTGAACGGTTGCGGGAAGCATTAGCCGATCTTGTGGCTGTCCAAAATGGGCCGCCATTAGTGACGTACACTGAGGCATGGGATGCAGCGATGGAAAAAGCGTATGCCGCACTGAAGGAGGGGGAGTGATGGAAATATCATTTATTGATTGGGTAAATTCATTTCCAGAAACTCAGGAAGAGGCATCTAAAAGAATGACACTAACTCGCGATCAAGTTGAGAAGATTGCTGTAGAAACAATGATGAGAGTATTAGAAGAAGATAGTAGCGATAATAAATTGAAGGAGAGTGAGGATGGCAATCAAGAAACACATCCGTGACACAAAAGAACTATTGATTGATTGCGGAGTAGATGTAACCACGGTCGAGATTTCCAGAAAGCATTTGAAGTTTTTTGTACAGATCGGATCACACAAGCATCTATTTGTACGATCTGCCAGCCCATCCGACAGTCGATCTACGCTGAACTTCAAGGGCGACGTGAGACGATGGATTAACGAAGTGAAAGGAAAGAACGATGGACGGGTTTAAAGATCTTTTTTATATGTCATTGGGTTTAACCATGGGTATTGGATTCGGCGTCATCCTTGTAATCTATGTTGCTAAGATAGTCTTCGGGTTCTGATGTCATGGATGATCTGATCAAAAAGATAATGTCCTATCCAGTCTACGATGACAGCTTGGCACTATTCTATGAAAAATACCCTGAACCATATTGGCGCGTAGAGTTTTGCAACCGCGCCGCCCATTGTGTCAACTTGGGTGAAGCCACAGGCGATTACATTGCCGAAGGAAAAACCATAGAAGAAGCCTTTGAAAATCTCATTAAGGTGCTGGACAATGAACAAGCGTAAGTTGCTGACAGATCGCCAGAGTCTGGTACAATGCGGGAATGGAAAACGTGCCATGCGACTATCTGGCGGTAGACTGGAGCGGCATCCCATGGGTGCGGTTCGAGGAGTGCTATCGGGTGGACGGGAAGATATACATAGGACCAAGGTCCGAGGGCCGAGTTCCAATGACAATGGAGATGGGTCGCTGTCGTGACAGTGACACGAAGAGCTATCCAAGATATCGGATAGGTGAGCGTGAATGGATATGTATTTTGAAAGGAAAATAGGATGCACGATACCCTTTTAACGATGATGTGTATTTGGGCGGCGGTCAAAGTCATGCAGACCATCAAGGAAATCTGGGAACATTTGGGATATCAGAACGAGACTAGGCTTCGGGATCAGATACGAGACCTGAAGAAAGAACTGGCCGCACTGAAGGGCGAGCCAGAGGAAAAATCATTTACACTTCTGGATTGATGGCATGACATTTGGGGAACGGTTAGCGGATAGGTTTGCGGCGGTCATTGGTTCATGGCGGTTCATCCTGACACAGACGATCTTATTGATCCTGTGGGTGCTGGTGAACGTCTTGAACATTTGGAAGTTCGACGCCTATCCTTTTACGTTCCTCAATCTCATCTTGTCGGTACAGGCCGCGTTCACTGGCCCGATCCTTTTGCTGTCCGCTAACCGAATGGCGTTACAGGACCGTCGTCGTGCCATGAAGAACCTGATCATTGACCAACAGGATCATGAGGTAATCATCCGAATGGAACAGCATATTGATAACCATATGCACGAGTTAAGAGAAGACATCAGAAGTTTTATGGCGCAGTGACATGGGATCATACGACAACCGAGAAAGATTTAATCGCGTACAGGATAAGTTCTACGAGAACTTAAAGGACCAAAAGCAATGGGCAGATTACGTCCGCACCAAACATGAGTTGGGAACGGCGGGGCCGAACTCCTTAAAGGCTAAGATCAGTCGTGGCAATATTGCCCGCAGTAAAAAAGTACCTGTATCTTTACCGAAGATGTCTTGGGAAAAATAATGACAATTTCCGTAAGCTTGACCGAACAGGATTTAATCATGTGCCGACTCATTGGTAACATGCGTTCGCTTGTGGCACGGAATAACTCTGTAGGTGACAAAAAAATGGGAAGTCAATCTGGAAGTCAGATTGACGAAGACGGAGTGATTGGAGAATTTGCTTTCTGCAAACACTTCAATATATTTTTTGATATGGGACTGTCGCCACGAAGTGGAAGTTATGATTGTCTGTTAAGGGGTAAGCGGGTAGATGTGAAAACAACCCGATACAAATCAGGTCGGCTTCTTGCTACAACAAAAATTAATTACGACGTGGATATTTATGTGCTTGCTATTTTGGAAGATAACACCGTGACGTTTGTCGGGTGGACTGAAAGAGAAATACTTACGTCCGCAGAAAACCTTAAAGACCTTGGCCGTGGTGAAGGATACAGCTTGGATCAAAGCGCCTTAAAATCTTTTTCAAAACAGGCTTGACAGTTTGAATTGGCAGTTATAGATATAATTTATCGCGTTATCGAAGAAAGGAAAGAGCGATGAGAGCAATACTTATAGACCCAGTTGAAAAGTCCTTCACAGAAATCGAGTACAACGGCAACTGGAAGACAATAGCGCCTACCCTTGGATGCGAGTTGTTCGATGTTGTCTACACAGACTTTGGCGACGTGTACGTAGACGACGAAGGTCTCTTGAAACCTGACCAGAAATTTTTCCACATTCGCGGGATGTCTCAACCATTCGCCGGACGTGGTCTTGTGTTTGGTCTTGTTGGGCCGGAAGGGGAAACAACCCCTGCCACTGTATCGATTGAGGATTTAGAGTTGAACGTTAAGTTCATGACACGTCAAAAAGTCATGGAGATGTTTGCTTAGAGTTTCACGTCGCCTCCCGATGTGAACCGCGAGTTTTAGATTACCTCCCTTTTCTCGCGGCAGACTGGCCCCGCTTCGGCGGGGCCTTTTTTATAGGTCTAAGGGAGTTGTGGCCGCGCCCCACGACGGGCCAACTTCGGCGTCTACAATCGATGGTACGCGAAGCATAACACAGTTCTCCATGATCTCCTTTGCCCTACGTCCAGTTTCTTTGTTGGGCAATGACAGTGCGAGTTCGTCATGGATTTGGATCATGGGAAGAATACCCTCGTCAGCTAGATCGACCAAAGCCTTCTTGGTCTGATCAGCCGCTGATCCTTGAATCAAGGAGTTCAAAGCTTTGTACGTGAACGCCCGACGGATACCAGCGCCATACTCTGCAAAGGCTTCCTTGTGTGGCAGGGGCTTGTGAACGCCGAAGCTTGCGGGTTCCCATTTGTCATACCTGCACTTACGACCGAGCAAGGTTCTGATCGATCCATTCTTACCTGCGCGATCCGATGCAAACTCGCTGAGTTGTTTAACAAACGGAACTTCTTCGTGATACCTTGCAAAGAGTTCTTTGGCGACGGTAAGATCAAGACCAAGTTGTCCTGCCAGCTTCGTGACACCCATGCCATAGAACAGGCCAAGGTTAATTGTCTTCGCCTGCTTCCGTGGCACACCTACAATGTCAGCGGCAATCTGGTGAAAGTCCGAGCGTGGGTCATCGCGGTACTGTGCCACGAATTCGTCTGCGCCTTTCATCTTGGCGACCGAAGCGTAGTGGACCACGATCCGAGGTTCTTGGGACGAGTAATCGAAAGCGCCCCACTGACAACCTTCTTCCGGTAAGAACAAACTCCGAATCATAGGACCGATGATCTCGTCCCGTGATGGGATTTGCTGGAGGTTCGGGTTCGAGTAACTGAACCGTCCAGTGATCGTCCCGCCCTCGTCGCCCCGCAACTGGTGGATGTCAGCATGGATGCGGCCATTGTGTTGATGCTTCATGATCGTTTCGATGAACGTCGTGCGAGCCTTGTTGAGTTCCCGCGCCTTGACGATCATCTGCGGCAGAGCGTGTTCATGAGAGGACAGAAAATCCTTGGTGAAACTTGGCGCACCCGTGCCGCCCGTCTTTGGATATTCCAACCCAGCGGCGTCGAATACCTTTGCCACAGAAGCTGCGGCCCAGATGTCAGGGCTATGACCGTAATCATCCTTGATCTTTTTAATGAGTGCGCGTTCTTGTTTTTCAAGATCGGTCTGCGCTCTGTCGGCGGCATCCAGATCAACACGAACACCACGCGACCGCATGTCGATGATGGCCCGCAAGACACGCAGTTCGAGTTCGAAGATGTCTGTCACTTCTTCCTTGACGAGCAATCCTTTGAAGAGGTCCCAAAGTTTCAAGGTCAGAGAAGCGTCTTGCTCGGCGTATGGTCCGACGTATTGCGGTGGAAGCTTGTACATCTCAGCTTTTGCATCCACGCCCCACTCGTTAGCGGCGACGGTCAGAAGCTTTTCGTCCTTACGATTTGCTAGATAGTCTTTGCCAAGATTGTTTAGCGAATAGCTAAAACGGTTCTCGTCCAGCAGAGGAGCGGCGACCATCGTGTCAATGATCCGGCCCTTGATCTCGACGCCCTCGGCGCGAAGCCAACCCACGTCATACATCGCATTATGAAAAACATATGTCTTGCGGGGATCAGAACACAGGTCCTTCATCCAGCGCATGACACGCTTCGGGTCCATGTTGCCACCGTTCAAATGGCGGATAGGAAAGTACCAAGCTTCACCACGAACAGCGACTGCCACGCCAATGATGTGACCAGTCTTTGTAGGCCAGCCACTACCTTTTGTTTTTAGTTCGGGGTCGTAGGTTTCAAGATCGATTGCGATCTCTACTTCACCTGACAGGTCTGGCAGACTGTCTGGAGCGCACCATTCTGATTCCGTTCTCAACAGGGGTAACTGCATATTTCTCAGCTTTCATCATTCTGCCACAGGTACATCTAGGCCATTTTAATGTGACAGTTTTTAGTGGCACTACGATTTTTCCATAGTCGCCACAGACACAACTTATTGATACACGTTCTTCATTCATAATTCTATCTCAAACAATGTTGAAGCCCTTTGACATCATGGGATGAACCAGATGCAAACTGTTCTTGCCACGGGTAAGCCCCACATAGAAAACGCGCATCTCGTCTTCTTCTTCATACATCGAACGCTTCCACTGTCCTTGGTTGCGCCTGACACCATCTGTTAGTAGCATGACATTATCACATTCGGAACCTTTAGCCCCGTGGATTGTGGATATCGTTATACGTGATTGGTCATCAAACGTACCACTCCTGAGACATGACCGAAGATATCTCCGGTCATCTTCTGAAATCTTTCCAAGAGTTTTGTCCCAAGGCTTGGTATGTAACAGCCCGTGTGACAACTGAAGCGTTGAAATATCGAGCATGGCGTTCTCTGGCACTCCGGGAAGAGTTTTGTGTCCACGCTCAACATCTTCACCTAAAACCATGTAACGATACACGTTTTTGATCTGAAGGCATGGCACAACTTTACCAGCGCGGAGCGATTCCCACGTCGTGACAGCGGCGATAATATCGCTCTTAATCGTCCTGCCATTCTCATAGTGGTAAAGCAAACCTCTCTGCCGAACCTCTTCCTCAATCTGATCTGTTCCTTTTTTGGTACGTGCCAGTAGTAGCCACTTGCCTTGTGTCAGATCGACCTCTTCGCTGTGGCGATACCATGCGACAGTTCCCTCATCATCCCTTGGAAGGAATATCTTAGGACGGCGGTTCGTAACCCGTTGGATCAGGTTCTGTGAAATGACGTGGTGGCTTGAAGGAATACGATAGCTTTGTCCGAGGACCTCGACATTTCCTTTCAGGTTAATGAAATGGTTTACGTCAGCCCCTGCCCAACGGTAGATGGCTTGGTCGTCATCTCCCGCGATGTAGACGTTCTTGGCTTTCTGGGCGATCTGGTTGACCATTGTCCATTGCAGGGCAGACAGGTCTTGCGCCTCGTCCACGAACATAACGTCCAGACTTGGTGAAAGGTTCCGCTGAATGAACAATTCAATCAGGTCAGTGTAGTCGTAAAGATGCTTCTCTTTCTTGTAGGTCCGAAGGCCACGGTCCACGTACTCAACGCGGCTCCAATCGGTCCTCGTTGACACGGCAGAGTTGTTGTACGTTTCTCGTAAAGGAGTCTGTGTGATGCGGGACATATTGATGATTTCAAGGAACCGATCACCATATCCAAAGTCCACGAAAGGTCCGTCGTTATAGGATGCGACCTCGATGAACCCCGCGATCTTCAACCACGCGGCGACCTCGATGTAGTCCTTCTGTGCCATGAGACTGCTACGACCGACGCCGAGCATCTGATAGGCCAGACTATGAAGCGTCTTGAAGTATGGGAGTTCTTTCTCTGACATACCAAAGCGAACGACGGCGCGAAGCACTGCTTCTTGCGCCGCCTTTCTGGTGAAAGAAAAGTACCCGATTCTTTCTGGTGAAACCCCCTTAGCAAGATGTTCTTCAACTAGGTTTAAAAGCCTAGTTGTCTTGCCAGTTCCGGGTGGTCCTAGGATGATATTCATATTACATGATACCATCATCACGTGGCATAGGAGGCAGTGGCAGAGACTTACCCTTAGCCGCATCACCAAAGAACTCTTGTTTAAAGTACCAGACGTGTACGCCCTTACCGTTCACATTCCAAAAGATACGCTCACCTTTCAACTCACGTAACCTCAACCCAACCTTGTTGATTGTGTAGTTAAGAAAGTTATTGATCGTGAGATGCTTCATCAGGTCTTTGATCTGGAAGTAGACCTTGCCATCCATCCAGATAGCGATGCCCTGCGCGATTTCTTCCTTCTCAAAACCACGAGCGCGATCACAGCAGAATGAGTTGAGCAAGTCTTCAAACGTCCCCTTAAGCGTGGCATCAGGAGCCACCTCAACAATCGTGATGTTCTCAAGAAGTCCTTGCATCCTCACCTGCCATGCCCGCTCTGTCATAGTCAGAGGAAACTTGTTGATTTGTGACACACATTCTTTCTGAAATATCTTCTGTGACACGAGGGCTTCCGTGCTTAGTTCTACACGAGCGCCATCTACGTTGAGCAACCAGATCGCTGGATCGCCGTTGATTTTGGTCAGACTAGTCAGTTCGTTGTTACGCTGACCGGGTCCGACACCGAACTTCCGTGTCATGCAAACGTCCTTGTTGCAGAACGAAGCAATCGGTTGGTCATCGCACTTGTAGAAGTAGTCTTTCTTTTGAAGCTGCTTGATAATGATAGCCACTTCCCCCGCTGACAGCGGCGGCTTCATGTACTTCATATTGTATGTCTGGATGACGTTTTCCCAATCTTCCTTGTTCGCCATCCGAGCATAAACACCCAGACTGAACAAAGCATTGTTACGACCGCCTTCACCAAACCCCTGAGCGCAAAGATGCTGCAAGCATGGTGGACCATGTGGCAGTAACTCTTCACTCTTCTTAGCCTTAGTGACAAGACCAAGAAACTGATCGACAGTCATAGTATGGTCTATTGAATAGTCCAAAAACTCTTCAAGGCTCAGACTATCACCATGCGGCCCGAAAGCGTAACGCACTGTGTTATCGCCAGCGAAGTACGGCATGTTGATGAAGTTGCCCGTGTCACCACGCTCCACCAAAATCTCAGTCTGCTTTGGAAAGATTTCCGATCCTGAATATCCAAGGACCGAGGCTATCTCTATTAGCTTCGGGTGCAGATCAGCAGCCGCTATCTCTTCACTGAAAAAGAAATAAACGTGAGCGCCGCCAGACTTGCTGCGGCAAACCACAGCAGGGAAATTGTTCTTGTCTAGTTTCTCAATGAGGACCTTGTGGTCGATGTTGTAGCTATCGATGTCGATAGCGCCCCAATGACAATGGTTGTTATCCTTGATTGGAATAATCCCAAGACCGCTTTCTCCCTTGAGATGCTTCTCCCAGTGATCAAGTGTTGTTGGTTCTTGGATGACACGAGCAAAACCTTGCTTCTTGCCGTCCCGCTCTCTGTCCTTGGTGACGTTGAATACGCCGTGAGCGCGTCCATTCCCAAGGAACAAATTGTACATACGTTCTGTAAGTGACATTGCTCCCCCGATAGAAAATACGGCCCTTGGAATGACCAAGGGCCGAGTTCCTAGTTCAACTTAAAAAGGAGCATCCAGATCGTCGATAGAAGAACTATGACCACTTTGACTATTATGGTCATCACCTTCTTGCTTGACCTTCACTTCGCCCGCCTTGACGGACTTGGAGAAAGCAACTGCCATTTCAAACAACGCCCTATCTGATGGTTCATTCATTTCAAGGACATAGTTCTTCGATACTTCCCACCCAAACCATGATCCTTTGTCATTACGCTCTTCGACCGTGGAGAGCGTATAGACATGAGACATCATAGGCATAACGAACATGTTACCGTTCTTGCCTTTAGCCATGCTGGTCTGCATCTGTGTCAGCCACTTACGAGCCTTCTTCAACTGCGTCGAAGTCATCGTAATCAGGCAACGGCGTGGGCTACCATCTGAGTCCAACATTAACACATAGAACTCAGCTGTATTGGTCAGTAGGTTTCCATTTGGAAGAATGTCGTTACCACGATCATCCTTGTAGGTCGTCTTGGTAATTGGGTCATCGACGCCATACGTACCAACATAACCGCCACCCTTCTCACGTGGTTTCCATTCAACATAGACGCGGCGATAGTAGCAAGGAATGACAGACACACCATCTTCACCACTGTAAACAGCGTTCTCAACCGTGTTGTAGATCATACCTGCTTCCGCACCTTGTACGTAAGCACCATCACGCTTGTTCACCTGTGGTGACAGTTGAGCAAGAATACGGAGATAGGGAATAGATAGGTCCTGTGCAGAAACGCTTTCTAAACCTTCGTTGGCAAAAGCTTCGAAACCGCTGAAGTCTGTTACCGCAGGGAGTGCTGTTTTTGTGTCGGCTACAGCAACCGCATTAGACTTAGCCATGCTCTTATTTCCTCTTAATCTTGGCTTTATCACCGATGAAAATACCAAATAGATCGGACGGTATCGGCTCACCGCTTTCGACCTGTTCTTTCACAAACGCTTTAAGGGTCATTGGTTCTACCCATACTTTCTGGGAAGTCTCATAACCATCGTCTTCGAGTTGTGTGCGAAGCTTCTGTGCAGCCTCGTCCTCGGAACGTCCGAAGCTGACAGCCAACTGGTTCTTGATTAGGCCATCATGACCATTATCGCGAAGCCAATCAAATGCTTCTTCCTGACGTGCTTTTGGAATCGATGCAGAGTAGTACTTCGATACCGATATCTCACTACCGTCGTCCATTTTGAGTTTAGCCATGCCGTACTCAGCCATAGCCGCTGGTAGTAAGTCTTCTGCCACGACGTTTAAATCTTTTTTCGCCGTGGCAAGTTCTAGTTCAAGGTCTTCAACCCGCTTCTCTAGTGCAAGCTGTTGCCTGACAAGAGATGCGATTTGAGACAGGCCCTGCTCTTCAATCTGTTGAAGATCAGTAGCAACGTCTTCAAAATCAAAACTCATCGCTTTCATTTCCCATTTCTATAAGTAGGTCTACCGAATAATAAGCTTCTTGCAACCTATCCCATTTCAATATCTTAACCTTACCGCCATTGTTAAGAGCGGCAACTGTAAAGCAAACCGCAATACATGCGGGATCACCGGAAAGAAGGAGATAGTCTAAGTCACTGAAATCCTTCAATGTTTCCTCAATCAAATTAACGATAGAGGACTTCATGTTACGATTGTCTGTGATTTGGTTTTCTGATGGAAGGACAACTTGCAGAGGCCCGAAGTCAAGGGCGTTCGACAAATCTTTTCCACGCATTTCATGAGTTATATACACAGTCATTCTTTCTTCCTTTCCAACCCCGAACTTATTGATGCAGTGAAAATCTGTCAAGCGGGTCTTCCATTTTTATTTTTATACCCATATAAGAAAGAGCGGGGCGGCGTGTTTTTGCTGTTTCCACGTCTTGGGTCAACCGAAGCAGAGCAGCGTCAGGGCGATCACCCGTTTGGTTTTGTAGTAGTGGATGTCCTGAGCAGTCTGCGTTTGCTGCTAAGATTACTACTAGACATCCCGCAAGCCTTCGCAGGGGGCTACTATGTTTCCGTGCCACAGAAAGAGAAAGAAATACGATGCAACCTATTGTAACTAAATACGAATTCAAACTCCCTCCCTACGAACACCAGAACATCGCTCTTAAGAAAAGTTGGAACAAAGAAGAGTTCGCCTTGTTCTGTGAGATGGGGACGGGCAAGTCCAAAATGCTCATCGATAACATCGGTATCCTGTTCGAGCGGGACGAAATAAAAGCTGCGCTAATTGTCGCACCTAAAGGCGTGTACAAAAATTGGCAGAGGTCCGAGTTGCCTCGTCATATGCCAGATCGCATCCTTGAGAAGACCGATGTCGTCGCATGGTCTCCAGCAACGTCTATTAAGAATAAGAAAGAACTGGAACTATCTCTCAAGAAGGATGGTCGCTACAAAATCCTTGTCATGAACATCGAAGCGTTCTCCACAGCAAAGGGAACCGAGTTCGCTTCAAAGTTTTGTGATGCCCATGAATGTCTAATGGCCGTGGACGAAAGCACGACGATCAAGAACCGTTCTGCACAGCGCACTAAGAGCGTAATCAAGGTCGGTCAGAAAGCAAAGTACCGCCGTATCATGACGGGATCGCCTGTCACCAAATCGCCTATGGATTTGTATTCACAGTGTGCGTTCCTTGATCCAAAGAAGTTGGGCTACACATCTTTCTTCTCGTTCCAAGGACGGTATGCCAAGACCATCCGTCGCACTATGGGAAGCCACAGCTTCAACCAAGTCGTCGGTTATCAGCATCTGGATGAACTGGCGACAAAGCTAGATGACTTCAGTTATCGGGTCTTGAAGAAGGATTGCCTTGATCTTCCTGAAAAGGTCTACATCAAGCGCGTCGTCGAGATGACTGACAAGCAAGCTGTGTCCTATAATTTTATGAAGAAGCTGGCCCTGACCAAAATTCAGGACGAGGTTGGCGACATCACGACTGTGTCCGCAGCAAACGTCTTGACACAGATTCTCCGGCTTCAGCAAATCTGCTCAGGCTCTGTCAAGAACGACGACGGCGAGATCGTCGATCTACCTACCAATAAATTAGATGAATTGTTGGCGGTCATCGATGAGACAGAAGGCAAGATCATCATCTGGGCCGTCTTTGTCAGCGATCTGCTCAAAATAACGGATATGCTTAACACGACGTTTGGGGCCGGATCAGCGGCGTCTTTCTACGGTGACACAAAGCCGGAAGAGCGGCAGGACATCGTCGAGAAGTTCCAAGATCCCAACAACAAGCTTCGCTTCTTTGTTGGAAACCCCCGCGTCGGCGGGATGGGTCTGACGCTTACGGAGGCTAAGACGGTCATCTATTATTCCAACGTCTACGATTTGGAAGTCCGGCTACAGTCCGAGGACAGAGCGCATCGTATCGGCCAAAAGAATAACGTGACTTACATTGATCTCGTCTGTGAGAACACTGTGGAAGAGAAAATCCTACAGGCTCTTAGGGACAAGATCGACGTAGCCACGTTAATCATGAAAGACGGACATAAAGATTGGCTTATCTGACTACCATCTTGAAGGCCAGATTTTCCACCTGCGCTACACGGTTGGACCAACCAAGTCCGAAGGTAGCGAAGGTCGGAAGCGCCTGAAGAAACGCCAGACGCTTGTCGCTTAGATCAGTAATGATCTGGGTTGGCGTCATGAGGCCGATAGCTTCAAAGGTCATAGGACCGAGGTTCCCGTCTGCCTTGACTCCGACCACTTCCTGAAGAAATTTGATCGCCCGACTCGGTCCGCTGTTTACGGCGAAATCCATGACAGCGTAATCGACTCCAGCAGGAAGTGTGTCACCGTGACATGTATCCCAGTACTTGGCTTTATAGAATGGTGCCACCGTGTCAGGGCGTAGTGACCGCATGTCAGATTCTGTCACCGGGTGTCCCACATATGCTTCCCAAGCTTTCTTCGTGACACCAAGCTGTGTCATGCCGCCCGGATCAGCAGGATTGTTTACAAACCCAAATGGGTTGCGAGGGTCATTTGGGTGATAGCCTTCCGCAGTTAGAACATGGGAAAGGCAGACCATAAAGTTGTTGTTCATTTTGTTGCTCTTAGTTTTTGCGCTGCACCAATAGCAGGTAGTGTGTCAGCGGCATACTGCTGGAGTTCTTTACTCTTTTGGAGAATCGTGTCGTTTAGATCTTTGATCTTTGTCGCACGTTGCTCAGGGGAAAGGCTTTGATCCTTACCCACGATGCTTTGGAACGATTTGATCCGGTTGATCTCGTTTTGCATGTAAGTAAGATTTAGCCCGCGTTGCAAGTCAGCTTGAAGTGGCATCATACGCAACCCAAACAAGCTGGCGATAGATTCAGCCATGTCGGGGGTCGGCGTACCCTTCTTCTGTTTACCCGTACCTAAGTCAAAAAGGCTATTATAAATTTTTGTGAGTGCGCCACCACCTTGGGATGGATTGCGGAAATCGACATTCAGCATTGGCGGGATCGCTTGGTTAGCGATGTAGTTGAACATATCGATTGCCTGATTGGTCGGCGTGTCACGTGGGTCCATGATCGGCTTGTTAGTCAGAGGGTCCGTCCCCGTAGACAAAGCTGTAATCGCAGCAACCATCGGACCGGATGGCGTTACAAGTTTTGCAACGCCTTTTCCGAGTTCGGATACTTTGCCTGACCGATACATGGCGATGAACGGGTCGGTAAACGACGACCATGGAAAATAGCCAGCGATGTCAGCGTAAGCGATGTTGCCGTCTTTGTCCCGATATGGGAGGAAATGAAGTGAGCCGTTGTTACGGATATATTCAGGCAAACTTTTACGCATTGCATCTAATTCCTCCTGTGACAGGTTGAGTGCTGCCATCGTCCCAGCAGGAAGTGCATACGCCAAAGCGACATACGGAGCAAACCGTAATGGATGCTCAACCGCTGTCTTGATGAACATCGGAAGGGCTTTGTAATAGTATGTCACGAACGGAAGGCCGAGGGGCGTGTTCCGAAGATACCGGATATTTTGGTTCACCAAGCTGTAGTCGAAGAGGGCTTCGTTAGCAGAGTTCACTGCCTCAGATGGAGCGAGCTTCTCGTCTTGAACGCCATGCAGATACTTGGCAAACTTAAAGATAACTTCGGACTTCTGGTACAGATCGCCAGCTTTACCCGTCAATTCGCCGTACAAAATACGAGCCATTGTGAACGCAGAGAACGGCGTTGTCTCAGACGAGTGCTTGCGGTTGAACTGCTTCAACCGATCCAACGCACCACGTAACTCAGCCGAGGACATCGTGCCACCCGTGATACCGAACTTCTTGGCTTCTTGCCAGTTCTTGCTATTGGACGACATTTCTTCCAAGGACTTCATGATGAAGCCCGGAATTTTGTGAAGCGGAACGCCACCAAACGTATGCAATGCGAAGACGTTTGATATGACGTTCGTTGCTTGCGTCGGAATATTCAAGGTCGTCTTGAAGAGCTTCCACTGCGAGCCGATCTTGTTGATTGCACTGTGTTCGTCACCGAATACGCGCTCAATGAATGGACGGTTCTCTTTCCCAACTGGGATGAACGTACCGACAAGATCGTTATAAATACCCTTCTGAACCCATGCACCAGCGAGTGGTCCATACCGTTTATCTTCCGGCATCTTGGAGTAGTTCGTCAGATCGATCTTAGCCTGTTTGAAGTCAGCAATCGCCTGATCAGCAATCCGGTCCATGTTATAGGACTCATCAACCATCGTCTTCGCTTGAACTTTGTCACGAAGACCAGCTTCAGGAGCGATGTGTTCCCGAATCTCTTGAGCCATGTTCTTGAGGGTGTAAGGCGATACTTTACGCCCACGCCAATCTACGAACTGATTCGCTGCAACCCAAGGGGCTTGTCCCTTCTCAGGACCGAAGGCCGAGAGCTTATTCAAGAAGTCAATCATCGCAAGATCACGTGCAGGCCGCGACAGTGCAACGTATGTCAGATAAGCGGGGTCACGGATTTCACCGAGAATGTCACGCTCTTCCCTTGAAAGGTCCTCATCACGAGCCATGAGGAATTCCATACGTGACTTACCTGCCATTGGTGTTTTAAGATTACGATTGGTGAGTTCGTTATACAGATAGAGCCGTGGCAGATAGCGATCCACGTAATTCTGGAAGCTGGCTTCAGGAAGAAGACCTGCATCAACTAACTTCCGACCTAGGTCCTTGATCTTCTCTTTTGCTTCGATTGCAGCCGCCCGAACATCTGCGTCCTTGATCTTTGCCGGATCAGCATTAGCCGTCGTCAGAAACTCAAATGCCGATTTGGAATCTTCCATCGAAGCCTTGGCAAGGCGCTTGTTCAAACCTTCTGCCAATTCATGTGACATAGTCACTTCACCGTGCATCAGATTACGAAGCATCAGATAGGACTTGATATCGCTGACACGAGAAAGGGGGTCAAAGAACTCTTTCAGCGCACCGAAGCCACGAGCAAACGTATCCGATGCAGCCTTCGTGGCAGTACCCTGACCTGAAGCGGCGATCTGCTTGGATGCTTCAGCATTTGCCTTTGTGTATTCAGCAACCTCTCCCGGCAGAGTTTTTGGTGTCCGCTCACCAGCACCCAACCCAGCCTGCCGTTCACCAGCACTCGTGGCACGGAAAACGTCCTCAACATTCTGGAAGCCCTGACCACGGAACATGTTACCCACACGTTCCTTGAAGTCACGGACATAATTCAGCAACCGAGTAAAGGCCGAACCAATACCAGAAGCAGATTGGCCGTTCTGGATTGCGTGATCCAGATAACCAAACACTGCGGCTTGTAGCTCGCGCTCTTTTACAGGTTGGCTGTATTTGTCGAGATAGTTCTCAGGGTAATTCTTCTGAAGACTATCATAGATAGAAAGCCCCGTGTCAGGGTCCTTCATCTGCTTCAGCTTACGGAGAAGATTTGGGTCGATCTCATCAAGAGAAGTAGCACCTTTAAAAGCCCTATTAATGATGCTCGAAGCTTTCTTGTCATGCAGAGCAAACAAATCTTGCAAGACATGGAACGCTTCATGCGATGCGGTGCTTTTAGATGCGTATTGGAACCGAGGATCGAGCGATAACTGAACAAGACCACGCATTGCTTCGTCAGGCGCAATCCGTTTACCACCCACTTCAATAGGTGTACCTGCCCCATTAAAACCGACACGGTTTAGAAATTCAAAGAGATGCGGATCAGCATTAGTCTTGCCCAAGAGCCGCGCTGAGATGTCGGCCATCTTGAAGGCGTTGACCATTTGGTCTGGGTTAAAGTTTCCGCTGTCGAGTGCTTCACGTACTGCATTTCCAATTTTACCACCTTGCTCACCCGTGCGAGAGATACGGCTCAGGCGGTCCTCAATCAGAGCGCGAGCTTTTGCAGACTCTTCCGCTGTTGGCTTAACAGGTTCAGGAGCCTTTGGCTCTGGAGGAATTGCAGGGTATTCACCACGCACTGGGCGCTCTTCCTTAGGAAGACGGAAACCAGCGGGAGGTGCTTCACCTTCTTCTGGCTTCAGAACATTCTCTGGCGCAGGTACTTTTTTGACACGAGCAGCCTCTTCTTCAGGCGATGTAACCTTTGCAAGCTTCAAGCTATCCAGATATTCTTGGCTACGTGCGGAAGGAGTAGGTTCCAAGGGCCGAGGTCCGAGGGCCTCTTGCTCATACGCCGGGTGAATCGTGTCACCACCCCGTGTCACAGGCTTTTGGCCCTCGGCCAACTGCTCAAGCTGATCACGTGTTGCGCCGTACTTAGTACGAAGGTCTTCCATTGTAACGGGAGCCGTCACATTAGGAGCGCCTTCACGCTGACGAGATATCTGGATTTTCTGAGCCAGATTTTCGTCGACCTTTGCCACTTCATCAAAGGTGATTGGATAGAATGGTTCTTTGACTTCACGTGCAGCAGCCGCGAGAGCTGCTGTCATCAAGGGTTTGCGTTGCTCTTCATAGTCACGGCTTTTGTTTTGGAAATCCGATTGTTGCTGAAGATCGTGTTCCCGACGCAGAGCTTCCATGAGGAGGTTTGCGTCACGCGCTGACCTGAGCGGCCCAGTAATGACACGATTATCTCCGCTCATAATGCGGAAACCTTGCGGCCCTTGCTGAACAGAAAGGTCATTCAGTGGGGCATTACTATCCAAGGCGGCATTGTAAGCTTCGTGTGCTTTGACTGTCAGAATTTCTGGAGCAGGCAAAGACCGAGGTCCTGTCCCTGCCACAGGTTCATTAGGAATGAACCCAGAAGGAAGTTCCTTATCTATCGTGTTCTGTAAGAGTTTGAGCTTAGAGTCACGTGGGATATCTGAATCTAGAATATGACCAAGGACCGGGAAGTTATCGCGGTTGTCAGCAGCAAATTTAAGAAGGGTATTCCCAATCATGTCAGGAGATGGAAGCGCACGAGGCCCTTCTCCTGTCATAGGCCCGCTTGGCATGAATTCATATCTCTCACCAAGCTTGCGCTGCAAGAGATTGATCTTCACGTCGCGTGGAATATCCGCATCAAGGATAGTTCCCAAAACGGGAATCTTCTCACGATTGTCTGCGGCGAATTGAAGTAGACGCTTACCTGTCTGATCTTCAAGCAAGAGCATCGGACCTTGGACAGGCTCTTCGTTTGGTTTGGCGTTGTCACGATTATAGACATCGATTGCACTACGGAGAGCTTCGTCTTCATTAGCAAGGTCTTCATGAACTTGGTGCGCTTTGCTACCAAGTGCGCCTTCAGTCAAGCCACCAACAACAGCACCAGTGATTGCAGCCGGAACAGCAGCCTCTGCCACGCCTTGCATGGTAGGAACTTCTTCGCCTTCACGCTGACGTGCAATGTTTCCGGCAACCTGAGTTTGAGCAGCCTGTGCGCCAGTCGTGACAGCACCCTTCGCCCCGCCTTCAGCAGTACGAGCAAGAAGACCTGCACCTTCTTCTTCTCCCGTCTTCAGAATACGAGACGTAATACGTTTTGCCAGCATTCCGGCAGGGCCAACTGCCATGGCACCGCCACCAACAAGTCCACCAAGAATGACTTGGTCTAAGTTCTTTCCGGTGTAGGACTGTGCCTCTTGTGCAGTCTTTTCAGCAACGTCTTCTGGAACCTTTGCATCCAGAAGCGACCGCTTAACGTCGCCGTAAATCTTTTCTTTTGTGGCACCGAGACCTGTGGCAGCACCGAGTCCAAGTTCTACGCCTGTTCCGGCAAGGGCTGCTTCACCAGCAGATAGTAAACCAATGCCACCAGCAGTTTCAGGCCCGGCAAGAGCAGCACCGACGCTTCCAAGAACAAAAGGGACGGCTTGACCAAAAGCATTGGCAAGAGTTTTTGCAGGAGCAACGGACATAGCTTCAAGGCCCGCCTTGAAGTTTTCCCAATAACCTTTGTCCTTGGCTTCTGCCATAATTTCTTCTTGGCGCTTCTCATCCTTACGAGCGCCAGCAGAAAGGTATTCGGCAAGTTGGGTATCCACTGATTGGATTTTCTTTGATACAGGATTATCCGCACCAAAAGCACTTGCAATGGTTTGAACACCAGATAAGAAACCGCGAGCGCCGGAGATACCAACGTCTTCTACACGTTGTGCCGTCGTAGTTGGTTTTTCAGGAAATACTGGAGCAGCAGAAGATAAATCAAACTTAGGTGTATTAGGAACTGGCTCCGCCGTAGCTAAGTCGAAAGCCATTACTGAACTCCTTCATACTGCTTCCCATCTGGACTGACATAAGCATAATTACCTTTTGCATCTTTATGCAATGCCCATCCTTTACTATTAGTTGGAGGAGGAACAGCAGATGTCGTTTTCTCAGGTGCTTCCTCGGACCCTACGTTCAACCCTGCTTGTTTTTGAGCAATTTTAAGCAAGCGGTTTTCTTCCGCAATCTGAGCCATCAAATCTGCTTTTTCTGCAAGTAACCCCGGATCATCTTTTTTAACCGGATCAGACAAATCACGGTTAACTGCACGTAACTGACTACCTAGTTGTGTCACAGTAGTTTGATGACGGGTAGCTGCGGCAGTTAAATTAGTCTGCGTCCGAATGTCGAGACGAGCCTTACGATCTTCTTCTGCCTTGTCCTTCAAGTATTCAAACTCAGGTCCGCGTTTGAATTCGTCAGCAAGGTTACGTGCTTCAAGTTCCTTCTGCGAAATACCAAGACGCGCCGCCTCATTAGAAAGCGTAGCATTACGATACGCCTGTTCATTCTTCATTTGCTGGATAGCACGAAGATCTGCGGTGCGTTCGCGCTCAAGAACACGTGAGTCATGCTCGCCCTTAGTAAACGCCTGAATTCCAGAAATGCCGCCTTCACCGATATTGGTAAGAGCATTTGAACTCTTGCCACCAGCAATAGCCAAGCCTGCCTGTATAAGAGCCATATTGAAGTTATCTTGGCGTTCTTGATTACGACGGGCTTTGATATCTTCCATCGTTAAGCCACCAGAGATATCCGCAGTGTCTTTATTTGTTGCTGCACCAGCACCAGCACCAGCACCAGCACCAGCACCAGCACCAGCACCAGCACCAGCACCCGCCCCTGTGCCTGTGGCAACACCCGCACCCGGAACGCCACCAACGGTTGCTGGCTTAGGTTTCATCGCATCCAAAGAAGCTTGCGGTGTTCCCGTGGCAGAGGTAATCGGTTGAGCCGCCTCAACGGCATCCAAAGAAGCTTGCGGTGTTCCCGTGGCAGAGGTGATTGGTTGAGCCGCCGCAGCATCAAGAGAACCTTGTGGAGTACCTGTTGCTTGCGGAAGATTTCCGATTCCGCCAGATGGAACCTTGCTCATGTAATCGCCACTGCCACCAGTGACATTGGCTGTCTGACCAGTGCGTTCATTCTCTGCACGAGCAAGGGCAGAGGACCGAGCTTCTTGAGCCGCTGCAACTTCTTCTTCCGTCGAAGGCGTAAATGCCCCCGGAACTGGAGTAGCTGCTTCGATGCCTTGTTTCTTCGCCTGTGTGTCAAGGATTTCAGGAACCTTGTCCATCGATCCAGTCTTCTGGCCCTGAATAGCCATTTCCCTTTCATTGCGGAGAGACTTAGCTATGTCCTCGGCACTTGATTGAGATGGAAGACCAACAATACCCTGAAGAGCGCGACCTGCACGAGTACCCGCCTTTGATGCGCCGCCTTCGTTCTGACGAGCAACACGCATAGCAACGTCATTGATCTCGGCATCCGACCACTTGGAAGGATCTGGATCAAGCATTTCGTAAAGGCTTGGAGTTGGTTCTTTTTCAGGTGTGTTATTAACGTCTGAGCTTAATGTAGCAATACCAGCTTCACCCTCTTTACCCGCACGTAAACCAACATCGGGAAGAGTGTATTTCGCATCAGATCCAACGGCCATTGTTTTAGGGCCATCGGGATACATCCAGTTACTAAATCTTTTAAATATAGAAGGGGACTCAACCGTAGGCTGCATCCTTCCATCACCAACTTCACCGCCACGTGCCATCCCAACAGGGCGCAAGCCAGCCGCCTGCATCTGTGCCATTTGCTGTGCCACAGGAGGTTGTTGTGGTTGTGGGGGAAGATTGACAGCGGTCGGACGGAACACCATCGGGCGTTCACGATCTGATAAGGTTTGATAATTGGAAGGATCTTGTTCATGCTTGGCCTGTGCCAGCATCTCCATCGCCTTTTGACGACGAGCTTCTAGATCGCTCGTATCTTCGTTGTCTTCTGCCAACGCAACAATGCCTTTGCCCTTGGAAGCTTTTTCCTTAGGTTGAAACATGGAACGCTCAAGAACGGGATCATAAGCCATTATTAATTATCCAAAGCTTTTGCCAGCCGATGTTCCGGCATTATACATTCCAAGACCCGCAATACCAAGACCCGCAATCTGCGAGAAAGGACTTGCAGACGGAGCAGTTGTCTGTGTCATGCCCATTTGACCTGATGGCGTCTTATTCAAGATATCTGCATAGTACGACAGGCGCTGATATGGTTCAGCGTTATACATAGCTTGGTTAAGGCGTTGAGCGTCAAGTTCCTTCTGGTTCTGCGCTTGAAGGTTTGCACCCATGTTATATTGGAACGAGGTATCGCCCTGCTGAAGAGCCTGATTCGTCTGACCAAGGCCAGCAATGCCCTGACCAAGTGAGCCAAGTGCCGAACCCGCCGCAAGCTGGCGCTGTTGCTGATTCTGGAAGGCATTCATCGCAGCCTGCTGCGCTTGGCTGTAGTTTTGAGAGTAATCTTGCAAGATCTGACGACCTTGGACATCTGCAAGGTTACGACCCAATTCAGCTTGTTGCACACCAAAACGCGACCCACCAAATGCACCAGCTTTTGCAGCCTGTGCCGAAACACCCTGCTGCTGAATAGCCGCCTGACGGTTCATTTCAGCAAGAGCATTCTGTGTCACTTGCTGCTGGTATGGGTTCATATATTGCGTGACAGAGTTAGGATCATAGGCTTGCGCCGATCCACCAATCATCTGCCCAGCACTTCCCATCGCTTCGCCAGCAGAAGCCATATAAGGTTTGTACGCGCCAATACCTTCCTTTGCCATTTGAACAGCTTGCTGCTGTTCTGGAGCAAGACCCGCAACATTGTAGGTTGCCATGGTTTCAGGAGCTTTGGACGTTGCTCCTTTGACATCTGCAATCAAGCCCTGACGTAGGGCTTCCATCCAATCCGGTTCGCGGGTGACGTACTGTTGGGTAGTCGTATCAGCCATTGTCAGGCCCTCTTCTCAAATTGGTGCATTAACGCATACATCTTCTTCGCGCCTGCGGAACGATCTCCACCGCCTGCACCACGAACAGCCTTTGCTGTCATCACGAATTCGCCGTCACTTAACTTGGCTGGAATGCTGTCGCTTGTTCCTGTTCCCGGACCTTCAAGATGGCCCCCGATCCGTGCATCGATCTGGCCTCCCTTTGCTGCATAGGCTGTGGAATATGTAGGAACTACATTAATCCTTGGAGCAGTACGTTGTGTGAAGGAACCAGCAGGGAAACGTGCCGCTGCAATCTGTTCAGGAGTTGCACCCTGAGATGACATCATTGGCGGGGGAGACTCATTGCCGGAGTTCATGGCATACCCAAGAGCGCCAGCCCCTAAACCTGCAATACCAATAGCCGGATATGGATTTGCTTTAATCCAATTACCAACTTTATCGAACATTCCGGGGGAGCTTGCAGGAGGAACCGCAGCCGAAGTAGACGCGGGAATACCGGAATAACCCCCAGCCTCTACCGTGGCAGTCGGAGCTACCGCAGGAGCCTTGTATCCCATCTGCTCGCCAAGAATTCCGGGGCCAGCTTCAAAACCTTTTGACACGCCACCCATAAAGCCGCCTTCGCCACCCATATTCTGAAGGCCGCTAAACACAGCACCACCAACGCCACCGAGAACCGCAGCACCAAGGGCATCCTTAGGGCTTGCTCCATTAATCATGGCACCAACACCAGAACCAATAGCGCCAGCAAATATTGGAGGAACGCCCATCATACCAAGGGCCACAGGCAATACGATTGGAGCAGCCTGCTTAAAGAAGTTACCAATGTCATCAAAGAACCCGTACTCAGGAAGACCTGTGCTTGGGTTCATGCCACCGCCACGGGTAGCTTGAAGCATTGCAGCTTCACGGGGATTGATATGGGCAAGAACCTTGTCACCACCCGTTCCAGCTTTTGCAACGTCTGAAGCTTTCTTGCGAAGTTGAGCAATGCCACCACGGGCAAAACCCTGCTTTTCGCCACCAGCCATTGCTTGGCGGACCATTGTGTCAAGGATTTCAAAGAACGAAGGAATATATTGCGGAGGCAAATCACCCGGCTGAACAATACCTTTCGTCACAAGAACCTGTACGGCCTTGGCGTATTGACCAGCATTCTTTTTCAAGAATTGAATAACCTGCTCAAGCACTTGGAGTTTGTCGGGAGACAACTGCTTTAAGTTGTCAGAAAGTTCACGAAGATGTCCGAGTTCTTCTTGTGACAGATTAGAAAACCCCTGTCCAAGCGCAGCTTGAGCGTCAGGAGGCATCTGTCCTTGTTGTGGTTGTTGGGCGTCTAAAGACGCAATTCCCTGCACCATGGCTTATCCTTGATGAAATTAAGCTGTGGCAGGGGCCGAACCTGAAACGCTAGACCCTGCCACAATACCTTTTTACCCCCTGAAACACAAGTCTCAGACTACCGTTACTGTAACACTTCCAACCCGTCCCGTTGCCTTAACTCCGGCAACATACGGGCTATACAGAAGTGGAATACGAAGAACCCCGTTTACCACAAAGATCGACCCCGGCTCTAAGCCTGAATCATTGCTTGGAAGATTGGTCAAAACCAGTGTGGTTTGACGACCCTCACCCGGATTGCGAAGGGCATTCATCAACACGTTCAACATGTTGACCATGTTGTCGAAATAACCCCTGTCGTATTCCCCCGTCGCCTTTTGGAACTGGGGAAATATAAGACGCCGATCCATTACCGCCGCCCGTCTGGTTGGATCTCAATTCTTGGAGAACCCAAAATCCAACTCGTCCCAATCTGGTTAGCACCAACCCTAAAGGTCGCCTGTCTTCCACGAAGGCGTAGGAACATCTGTTCAGTAAACTGCTCAACAGGAACTGTAGCACTCTGTGTCACAGTTTTGGCATTTGTCTGGGAGTAGTTGTCACCGGGGAAGTTCTGCATCTTCAAGGTCATGGTTGCCTGCGGAGCTTCGCTTGTTGACCCGTTGAACGTAATATCCGGTATGATACGCCGGATAAACGAGAACTTATCTCCGTCCCCGATGTCGAAAGGCGAACTTTCAATATAGGAATTGATTGCCACAGGGGTTCCCGTGCTGCCATCATCCACACCGATCTCGTGATAGTAGAGATAGTTGTCCGTTCCAGCAGCCAAAGGATACTGAAGAACACCACGGTCAAGCCATGCAGTACGTGCAAGGGTTCCGTAAGTCCATGCTTTTTCAGCATAATTATACGTGACGTATCTGTCGTTTTCCAACGAAGCTTCTGACGGATAAAACCACGTTATCTCATTAAATTCCGAGTTAACCGAAGCATAAACCTTATCCAATTGATCTTGGTTTATGTTCTTAAATACGTAGTTTTTAACGGGGCAGAGAAGCTCATCCGAAGCACCCGTATAGATGTAGAATTTATTCTGCCCCATCCAGAACACAATATCTTCCACCACAGCAAAAGCATTAAACCCGCTGGTTGTCGTATTGGTCGAAACCTGCTGAATACCAAATGTGTATGGAGGACCGATATACTGCATCGAGTACACAGCCGTATCCGTAAAGACCAAGGTTTCGCGCTTGGTCTCGACAGCCCTTACAATATGAGAACCCGTTCCAAGGCGAAGATCCCCCGCAGAATTCGTGGCATCAGGAGTCCAAACTGTGTAATCTTCCTGATTGCACCAGCGAATAAGCATCGCATCCTGAGACGTAGCTCCACCGTTATTCGGGGCTAAGGCAATAAGATGCCTGTCACGATCTGACACAAAAATCTGCGTAGCCTGCGTTGGAGCAAGACTGTCAGAGGTCAGAGAAGAAAGAGCAACAGCCCTATTGTTCGACAGACCGGAACTAGATACCCAATAATAAATGCCACCATTCTGCACATTGAGGAAGATGTTTTCACCCCATGTGTCCTGTGACCACAGACGAAGAGTATTGGATGCAGTAAGACCTGCTCCAGATCCCCAGACACCCGAACTCCAAGGGTTAACACCCCAGCCTGCACCAGTAACCTGCGTATTTAAGCCGACATTGATTTGATACTCAGCCGTGACAGTGCCACCGTGACCTGTGTCACTGGCATTAGCATTCACAGAGGCAGTAATCTGATAGTTGTTGTTATCGACAATCTTGGTTACTTGGTACTCTTTATTAAGAACCGCTGCCGTTAAGTTGCCGCCGAGACTTGTGGCACCAGAAAATGTTACGAAATCATTGACGACTGCGCCATGAGCTACGTCATACACGTTGATGATCGGAGAGCCATTGGTTGGGGTAAAAGGTCCGCCTGTTGGCTGACTTCCACTCCAAGCAGTAAGTGACACAGTTCTGCGAAGCGGTGTCACGTCATAGTACGAACCACCCGTTTCTACATAGAATTTAAGGTTGGTTCCAACGCCTACATAGAAGCGACCAGCCAGAGTACTCCAACCCATCAAAGAACGGCAGGTTCCAAGATATGTGTTGTTCGATAACCTCTGCCATCCGCCCACGGATTGAGGAAATCCCAAGCGGAAGCGGACGAGGTTGCCGTCGTACCAACCACCTTCAGTGGTGTAAGCCGTTAAATCTCGAACGATGCCGGGTTTGAATTGAATCTTCTGAAGGGGCATCAGGCGACCTCATTGTACTGCTTAGGCCGTTGGTTCCGGTGCAGGTGGATTAGGGTCAGTGAATTGACCTGTAGCAGGATCATAAGTCCAACCAATTTGAACTGGTGAATCATCAGGGATTCCAACAATCGTGCAGCCTTCTGGAGCCGGATCAACAGTAGGATCGGCAACAATCATGTTAATGACTGTTTCATTGCTGTTTTGAACAAGCGCACAGTTTTGAGGATTGCCATTAGGTTGAACCATTTGCATAGGACCGCCCATCATTACGTGTACTCCCAAACGCGGATCACGCCTTGCGCCCCTACGTTACCAACCCAGTTGCTGCCGCTATTGCCACCTGAAGGCCCTCCGGCTCCACCGCCGTAGTTAACACCATTATTACCAGCAGCATTTGAACTTCCTTTTCCGCCACCGCCAAATATGCTGTTGCCGCCGTTGCCACCAAACCCGCTGCTGCTTAAAGATGCATTACCACCGGGGCCACCACTGAAATTAAAATCACCGCCCGAACCAACCCCCCCAGCCGAACCCGGACTTGCATTTGTATTTGACGAACCGCCGCCAACACCACCCGCTGCGGTAATCGTAGTTGCGCTTACAGTAAATGTAGTGCTGCCACCCGTACCGCCAGCACTTGGACCTGAAGAGTTGCCAGCAGTTCCAGCTGCACCAATCGCATATGTGTAGGAAGTTGATCCAGTTACAGTAAAATATTTAGAAGAATAACCACCGCCTCCACCGCCACCAGAGGCAGATGGACTACCCGCATTTCCGCCGCTTCCCCCGCCAGCACCAACACATTCAACATAAATTGAAGTGCAGTTTGATGGAGTTGTATAAGATGTGCCGGAAGTAAGGATTTGTGGTGCGCGAATAAGAGAACCTGTAGCTGAAAGCGTTGCCCATACTGGGGCAGCACCCGCACCAGCAGATTGCAAATACTGTCCTGACGTACCCTGTGACGCAGACATTGGAGCAATAACCCATGCAGAGCCATTGTATGTTTCAAGCTGAATTGTGGTCGTATTAAACCCAGTCTGCCCTTGGTTTGGGGAAGCTGGACGGGTTGCTGTCGTCCACGTTGGGAACGTCTCACCATTTTGACCGTTTAGGATAATGCTCATTCTGCGGCTCCAATGGTAAGTTTGCCTTCTGCAACCAATTGCATGATGGCGGCATAGTCAGAGTTGGCGGGGTCTAATGGGACGAACGAAGTCACGCCGTTGATGTCAACACGGATGCCCATATGATCGCCATTCGTATTATTATAATATTGTGCGTTCTCATACATAATTATAATTCCGCATTAGCTGAAAGTTGGCCGTTATATTGAAGAGGAAATCCTACTGTAGCAGACGTAACAGCGGATAATTCAGAAAATGTATTATATATTGTTGAGCCAAAACCAGAAAATGTTGCCGAAGCGGTTGCGCTTACCGTTGAAATATAAAAAGTATTACTTGTACCACCAGCAGTAACGGTTGGCGCAGCCCTCATAGGAACCGGAAACGTACCAAATACGTTTGCAGCTGTTGCGCCATACATTGATCCAGTAAGACCCCCACCCCTTGATGTATTAGATGGATTAGTTAATACAAAATACCGCTGACAATCAGCCAACTGCTTGCTGTATAATGGCCGTTCAAATGGTGTGGCTACAGAGCCTTGTTCAAGTTGGACGCTTGTGATGTAGAAGGTTGCGCCGGATGTGCCGACTACGGATACTGCGCCAGTCGCTGAATAATATAAAGTAGATGACCAAGAACCAGCCGTACCACTGACAGATGATCCCGCTCCAAGACTAAAGTGGATTTCACCCCAACCTGAACCAGTATTTCCTACCCAAGTACCAGATGTATCACCGGCAATTGTAAGAGAAATAGTGGTCCAAGTATTGGCAGACGGGACTGAGTAGCTAAATGGGTAAGACCTTGTTCCCGCGTAATTATAGATAGCACCACCAAACGTACCCGTTAAGGAAGAATAAACAAGAAAAGAAAGCGTTACTGTTTTGGCAGAAGCAGTACCCCACCCCAAATCTGCCGCGTTAAATCCTTCTATTGGTTGCCTGATGCTGAAAAAATCAGTGCTTGTAACAGAATATGGAGACTGTGATGTAAGGCCAAGATAGTTTGGGAAACCTACAGGCGTTGTTACAGAGCCTTGATTTTGTTGCGCATTAAATTTTGCAGTTTGGGTTGAATTATATTGCCAACGATCTACCGTATATGACCCAGATGTTAAATTGGCGGCAGAGATAGCAGCACCCGCATTTCGCTGGTCAATTACCATATTCCCATTTATAATACGGTTCCGCAGAAACGACGACGACCCATACGGCATACCCGTAGCAACAAGGTTTGCGCCTCCTGTGACGTTACCTGCCGTGTCCAACGTGATGTTGGCGGTGGAGGATGAGGCGTTCTGGATGACGGTGGTGTTTAATGTAGCGACCATGTCTTATGCCTTTGGATACTTGGTTTTAACGGCCTGACAAGCAGCAATGTATGCGGCAATCTGTTCTTGATCGCCCTTCACAATGCCGTCCAGATAGTCACGAAAATCAGGGTATTCAGCGGCGCGTTTGGCCTTATACGCATTAGGGTCAACCCAAGCATTAACGGCGTTCATGTCAATGGCAACTTTGTTTCCATCAATGTCAAACGCGCCTTCTCCGTCATCAACGGTTATGACATTTGGATATAAAGCATATATAGCGGCGTGATTCATGCTGCTATCTCCATCACAGTAATAGTTGAGGCGGTTCTGCTATAGACCGTAGTGTCTGAATCAGTTGTGGTCCTATTTACATAACCCGTTGAGCTATTGACACGCATTTGAAGTTTATAGGTAACAGATGATGTAGTAGAGGGAGAATCAAGGTAAATAGGCGTTGCCATAGCAACGCCATCTGCCGCAGCAGTGTAAAGATTTGTTGTTGCCTGAATACGTGTTGATGCCGCATCACCAATGTCAATTGCTGTAGAATTTCGCACAAGTTGAATCATTGACTGGACCACAGTTGAGGAACCAGTTCCATTTATACTTGCCATAACTAATATTTTGCTTGTTGTTGAAGTTGGCGTGATGCTAACAGACAACCCCGTTATATCTGTGAAGGAAGTAGAAGATGTAGAAAACGTATCTGTTTTATTTACCGTCACAACCTGCAATACTTTTGATGAAGCACTTTGCGTCGCAGATGTGCCGCCAGCACCTACTGGAAATGATACGCCATTGGTTCCGTCAACGATTACGGTCATGTTATGCTCCTACCAAGGAGTTGATTTGAGCAGTTAAAGTAGCTAGTCGCGCCTGTAACTCAGCAAGAGTTGGGGCAGCGGGTTGTGCTGGCTGTGAAGCAAGCCACTCCTGATACTGAGCTTGTGCGGCATCCATCTCTTCTTGAGTGAGATCAATCACTTTTTGTTCGCCAGTGATTACATTTACTTCAATGCGTTGCATGTTTCTTACTCGTAAAGAATGTTGATGGAGCCAGCGTCAAAAGTGTCACTACCATTAGCCGTACCAATTTGAACTTGTGTAAGTACACCCGCCAAAGGTTTTGAACCAGAATAGTAATAAGATGTGGCGGTTCCTGAAGCATCACTCCGACCCGTCTGAGAAACACAAACCCATGTGTTTCCTGAAAAGTTTACTATCTCTGCTCTGCCGTGAAGAATAGTTGCCGCAGACAGTTCTGTAGCTGGTGTAACAAGAAATGAAGTAGTTGGATTACTAGCACTCGACCCACTCTGAGAATCACTAGCACCTAGATAACCCGTGGTTTCTACCCCACCTGATGGCCCAATAAGTATTTTATACCCGCTTGTTCCGCTAGTGCTGACAGCGTAAAACATCACGGTAATACGTTTTACCCAAGATGGTATGCCAGTAAAAGTGATAGTCGTTCCAGATGTAGAAGCGACCGCCGTGCTTTGCACAATATTCGTAGACACACCCTGCACCGCAACCGTACCCGTTCCCGATGGGACCGTGATGACGCTGCTTCCCGCTACTGCTGGAACGGTAAGTTGGACTGAGCCGCTTGTGTCGCCGTTAAGGGTAATGGATGACATGATCTTACTCGTAAAGGATGTTGGCCGAACCAGTTGCGCTGAACGTATCGGTGCTAAGAAGGGTTACTTTAACAGCAGAAAGTGCAGCGCCAAGGCTTATATACCCTGAAAAATTGGCTAACTGGTTAACGCCAGACGAACCAGAAGAAGAAATTCCCGATACAGTCCAATAATTTCCCCCTGCGTTAACAAATGTAAACGTAGCCATTTGTGGGTTGTATGCTTCAACATTGAAATACGTGCTTGAAACAAGAGAAATTGCAGTGGCTGCCGATAAAGAAAGCCCATTATATCCCGTTGCCGCATAAGTTGGGGTTGAACCTGTGCCAAGGGTAATAGAATAATTGCCACTTGCAAATGTTCCGTTAAGCCCAGCAAGGGCCAATGTAACCCTTTTTGCATATGAAGGTATGTTGATAAAACTAAATGTATTTGACCCACTGGTTGGCGTAACAGCAGTTCCAGAAAACAACACTGGGTTGTATTGCGTACCATTGGTTTGAAAAGCAAACGTGCCACTATTGTCGGGTGTTACGACCAAACCAGATGAGGTGGAAGCGTTAAGAATTAAGGTCATAGTACCACCCACTTGCTACCGCCGGGGACCGTAACCGTGACACCAGAAGCCACTGAAATTGGCCCTGCTGATACTGCGCTGCTGCCAGACGGAATTGAATACGATGTAGATACTGATTGGCTATTTACAAAAAACGGCCCTGTGTTGACCAGAGCGCCAGCCGAGCTAATCAGAGGAATTGTACCGGAGGCTGCTTGAAGCGTCAGCGTCTGAGTTCCTGCCACTGCTGGAGGATTGACTGTGACCTGACCGCTG